TCAGGCGACGGTGAAGTTCTTGGTGGCGTATTTGTTGGCCTGGTCGTCGCGGACCATGGTGACAACGGCGCCATTGATGGTGCCGGCGGTAAACACCCCGGTCGGAACGAAATTGAAGGAATAGAACCGCGTCGACAGGCCTGCGGGAAACGCCGGCGGCCAGTCGAAGCGCGCCAGCACCTGGTCGGCGGTCAAATTGGCGACCAGGATCTCGCCGGTCTCGACCAGCGTGGTCCAGTTGCCCGGCAGGTAGCCGCCGCCGACGCCGAGATCAGGTGCGGCCTGGAACTGGACGTTGAGGCCGGCACCGCCCGCAAAGGCGTTCCCGAGCAGCACTTCGAGCTGCGCCTTCTTGCCGCCGATGCCGAGATCCGACGAAAAGATGGTGCGGTTGCCGATGATATTGGCCGGCGCGGTGCCCGGCCCCGATCCCAGAATATCATAGACATTGGAGCGGACGGGAATGCCGAGGATGGCAAGGTTGGTGCCGATCGGAATCGGGTTGACGAGTGCGTCGGTGATCATGGCGGGCGCTCCAGGCGGTTAAGGTTTCGGCGCGTAGGCCAATTAATACTCAATTGGCCTACAATCGAGCTAGCTGACGACGGATTCCGTGTTGACGATCTGGTCGACGATCTTGATCGGGATATCGCGGTAGCCCATGCAGGGCATCCCGGCATAATCCTTGATTCCCAGAAGCACGTTGCGGTCGCGCAGCATCTGGATGTCCATCCAGTGCCTCAGGGTGCGGTTGCAGTACCAGACCGGGCGCGGGGTGACGTCGTCTTCCTGGTCATCGGTGCGGGTGATGCCGGAGGTCGAAGCGGTGAGCTTCGGAAACAACAGCAGCATCTCGGCCATGGTGGCGAAGATATCGAGCGCGTTGGGGCCGGCGAGGCCGGCATTGGTGACGTCGATGTTGCAGCAGCGCGCGCCATAGCGCCAGTCTTTCGGGCACAGGCCTGCCTGCTGGCGGAACCAGGACGTATAGGCTTCGAAGCGGTTGCCGAGCGAATCAAAGCCCGGCGTCACGTCGCCCTTGTCTTCCATGTCGAGGCCGGCGCGAGACCCGCGCGGGAACACGCCGAAGATCGATTCAGGCGACCAGCCGATCAGCCACAATGACGTGTTGGAATTGCCGGTACCGCCGCCATTGATAACGTTGGCGGCGTTCTGGGCGGTCGCGGTATTGACGGTGTTGTAGAATGGCGCCAGGCCCATGAACTCGGCCGGCGTCACGGTGGTGTTGCCGTACCAGAAGGTCTGGGCGATGGTCTGGCTCATGCCCTCGAGGAAGGCGCGGTCCATCGAGCGGCGGAAACCCTGGAGATCGCCGGAATGTTCGCCGAGCGCGCGGTCGACCTGGCTGTAATCTTCCAGCATGCCCATGCCGACGCGGGCTTTGGCCGTGGTGTTCTTGGAGTACGGCACGCCCTGGTTATACTGGCGCCAGGAGCCGCCGGGGATCGAGGTCTCGAACACGAATTCATGACCGGTGTGTTCGTTGCCCTCGACCCAGGGCAGGTCGTCGGAATAGTCATTGCTCTGGGAGAGCATGTGGGCAATGACGGGAATCTTTCCCTCCGGATCCATCCGGTTGGCGACGTCGACGATGGTAGGCCAGCTGCCAGTTGCCATGGAAAGGCTCCTTAAGAGGTTTTCTGCGAGGACGGATGGTCGTACATGCGATCACGGGAACGCGAGGGATTCTGGCCGTTGGTCCTGGCCGGGCGCGGATCGACCGGCGGCAAACCGGGCTCGTCGAACGCGGCGGCGACGTTATGGAGAAAGCGCCAGAACGAAGGATGGTCGCCCGCACCAGTGATGCGCAGGAAGGTTTCGAATTCGGCGAGGTCGCGCGTGTAACGCGGCGTGCCGGGCGGTTCGGAGGAGACAAACTGATCGCGCATCCGCGCCACGGCCCGCGCCGCGGTCTGGTAGCCCGAGCCACCGAATTCCTCGTCGGCCATAACGCGCTTATTCCACTCATCGCGCATTTTGTTGAACGTGGCGTGCTGGTTGGCGATCGCCCTGGCGTCGTAATCCTTGGCCCAGGCAGCCATGGTCTTGTCGTGCAGGTCGATCAGCGCCTGCGGTCCGGCGGCAACCGGGTCGCCTCGAAACACGTCAAGGGCGGTATGGAGTTCGGTCCTAAGACCGTCGTCCATCTTGAGCGTATCGGGAAGCTTGTACTGGTAGACGACGGGCAGGAGCTCGGGCGGTTTGGCGGGCTCGGCTTCAGCGGGCTTCGCTTCCGCCGGCTTCACTTCCGTGGGCTTGGCCTCAACGGGCTTGGCCTCAACGGGCTTGGCCTCAACAGGTTTGGCGGCGGGGTCCGCCGGTTTGACAGGTTCGGCCTTCGGCTTGTCATCCGCGGGCTTCGGCTTGTCACCGACCGTTTCCAGCAGCGACGGACGCTCGCCGACCAGTTTGACCTCGACGGGTTCGATGACCGCAGGGACCTGCGCTGCGGCGGCTGGCGCCGGCTCTGTCAGGGTAGCCAGAGCCGGCGCAGCTTCCACAACCGGCTGCGCTGAGGACCCCTCAGGAGGCAACTGAGGCGAGACCGCTGGCGCGGACGCAGCCGGTTCGGGAGCGACACGCACCGCGAGCACCGGCGCGTCGATGGTAGGTTCACCCGCCATTATTCGGAATCCCTTGGCGGTTTGCGAAACCGCGGATCATTCTCGAACTGCATGAGATTGGCGTTGTCGAAGTCCTGCAGCTGCAGGAACGCGAAGATCTGCTGGCCCAGCTGCTGCTCGCCGAGCGCATGCCATGTGGCCTGGTCCTGCGGGAAACCATTGGGCCCGCAGGCAAAGCGGGTCTCGAATGCGTGCGCCATGACGCCGACGATGTTCCAGAGCTCGCGGCGGCCGATCGCGGAGCCGAGAATGTTCCGCCAAAACCGCAGACGCTCCTTATCACGCAGGTATTCTTCGGTGCGGGCACGATTGAACTCGGCCTCGGGATCGGCTTCCGGATCGAACGGCGCGAAGGTTTCCGACACTGGCTGGCGTTCCCCGTCATTGCAGCGCGGCAGAGCCGGGGAGAATCAGGCCGCCCTGAGATTTGCGGAAACCGACCGGGCGGGTGTCGCGCAGCGGCGCGGCCTGGGTGTCGGGGAGAATCATCCCGACGCGGCTGGTCTTGGCGTCGCGCAGCTTGATCATGCCGGCGTGAAGCGCGCGCAGATTCTCGGCCAGTTTGGTGAAGCAGTGGAAATTATGGCGTTCGGCCAGCCGAATGCGCTGGCCGCAGACCTTGCAGCCGCGCAGCCAGTCGCCGGCGGCCTGGTGGGCCTGTTCCATCTGCAGGCCGATCGGAAGCCAGCGGGTATCGCCGCGCCAGGCCGAAGCCTGACGGCAGGCACCTTCGATCAGCTTGAGTTCGGTTCGGAGCAGGTCATAGGTTTCACCCTCGCGCGGTTTTTTGGCGAGATCATCGCAATGCTCGGCGGCCAATTTGGCGTTGGCGCCAATGCAGTCGAAGATTTCGATTTCGGTAAGATCACCCATCACGGTATGGGTGACGGGAACGATCTGATTTGAGAAGGGGGGAGAGTATAAGCCGGTATTACGCGGTAAAGGGCGGTATTACGCGGGAGTCGGTTCCAGTTTCCAGACACCATCAGCCCCACGCCGGAAATCCAGCATCGGACCGGTGCCTTGGAAATCCTGCGCTGGTCTTGCGTTGGCCTGCTTCCATGCACCCCAATGGAAATTGCTCTGCTGGCCCACCCGATGAAGCGCTTCGTTGACGATATCAAGAGGATCGATGCGCCGGTTGACAAAGCCAGTGCCCCGCTGCCAGTGCGGCATTAGACAATCCTCACGGTTCTCGCCCTGGACCATTTATCCAGGTCCTCACGGCGGTATCTTACCATGCCCCAGGCCACACGGTCAAACGGAGGACCTTTGCCCTTGTTGTTGTTGGAAGCCATGTTGGCGAGGGTCTGGACCGAGATTGGAAGGCCGTTGTCGGTCAGATAGCGCGCGGCTTCCTTGCGGTTGTAATAGTCCTGCAGCGGCTTCTGGCGAGGACCCAGAACCGGGGAAATGATGGCGAGATCGGGAGGATTGCTCATTGGGTGTTCTGTTGGCTTTCCGGTCGCATTTATTTGCCTGTAATGAGCAATTCGGGACAGCGGGAACTTACTTTCAGCGGTATCGTGTATGCGGTAGCCCTCTTCCAGACCCCCGCCAGGATGGCTATCTTCGGGACACCTTACCGTGCCTCAGTCAAAGAACTATCGGAGTGTAACCGATCGGCAACTATCCGGCGGGCCGGCCTCTTTCATGGAGAGGCCGGCCCTTTTTACCTCACTTGATGGGCGCCGGATCGCGGATCCGTCCCATACTGATGTTCTTGACACCGCGGACCTTGCTCTGGGGAAAATCCCAGATTTCCCGGGTCGAGGTGATGATCACGCTGTAGAGCGTATCGTGCTCCTGGCCGTAGTCGGTGCGCCAGAAGGCAAAACCCTCGCCCTTGGGGGTGTCGAGCGGCAGCATGGGATCGAGGCGGCTCACAGCGGATAATACCTCGCGCTGCCGTTCTTTGCCGCCATCGCGATGGTGTTGATGTTCTGAAGCAGGTTGGTGATGAGCATCACACCGGCAAGGATGGCGGCCATATCGCCGGGCTTCGGTGCATTGTCCTTGATGATCGCGTTTGCGATTTCGGTCACGCTCGCGGCAATCTCTTCGCTGGTCATTGCGGCCCTCCCGGCTGCTGCGTAGAGCCCGTCAGCAGCGCGTTGAGCGCGTTGCCGCCCGGCACCTGGGTATCGCTGAGGGTTTTTGCCGCGGTCACCGCGGCCATCGCCTGGCCGGGGGCGGCGGCCTGCTGCTGCGCCTTGGCGCGGATCTCGTCATGGGCCTTGATGACGTCGTCGGTCAGGATGCAGTTGGAGGGATAATTGTTCAGCTCGGCATAATGCTTGGCGCTTTTGTCGAGATCGAACACGCGGATCGGATCCGGCACGCCGGCCGCCTTGGCCGCGCTTGAGAGCTCGCCCATGGTGACGAAGACATCCTTCATGGCGATGGATTCCGCACTTCGCTGGGCAAGCCGCATGATCGAGGTATATTCGATCTTGAGCGGAATATTGAGCAGCGATTTCGGCAGCGGCTTGAGCATCCTGCGCCGGCGCATAATGTCGATGACGCGTTCCAGCCCGATCGAGAGTTCCTTTTCGTTGAGGCTGATGACGGGGCCGAGCTCCTGCAGGCGCTCGAGGTCGCGCTTGGTCAGTTCGAGCTCGTTGCGCGGCTGCACGCCCTCCATGCGCGAGATCGCCATGAAGAGATCGACGTAGAGGCAGGACTGAATTCGCGCAGAGATCTGCTTGAGGTCTTCGACCAAGACAGTGACCCAGTTCGCGGCCACCTCAAAAAGCGGGAAGAATCCTTTCTTGCCGGTCGAGGTGTCAAAAAAGGTGGTGTGGCCGGGCAGGATCGAGGCCGGCTCGTTCTTCAGCTCGGGGCCCGCACCCATCGGCGGCCGCACACCCTTTTCGATGAATTCGGCCTTGCGGCGGGTTTCCTGCTGGGTCTGTTTGTTGTCGCCGAGGCAATCCATCGTCGGGGCAAAGCCATAGGCGTCGTTCGATACCGTGCCCCAGCGCAGACACATGAAGGGTTTCAGATGAAATCCGCGGCGCGAAAGCTCCTTCGAGGTCTTGTTGCCCTTGAGCCAATAGACCTCGCGGTACTGGAAGATCGCCGGAACCACGCGGATCTCGCCGCCGGTTCGATCGGACAGCGCAAAATTGGGCTCAATGGCGTGGCACACCACCAGTTCCTGGTCCAGCGACGCACCGCCGGATTGCCAAAGCTTCTGCACCTCGGCGGGACAGTTTTTGAGCCGGAACATATCGACGATCTGCTTCACCGTCAGGGTGAACTCGCGCACCAGATCCGTCACCGCAAACCGGGCCCCGACGCCGAGATAATATTCGCCGGCGCAGGGCAGATAGAACCGCACCACGTCCTCGGTATCTTCGTAGACGATCACGGGCGCGGTGCCGATCACCACCTCGTCCTTGAACGCCATCGCCATGGTGTCGTAGAAATTCGACTGATGCAGCACGGTCGAGACCCGGCTGGTGGTGTCCTCGAGCCAGTCCTTGCCTTCTTCATCAAGCTCGATCCAGGGCAGGCCGATGTCGAATTTGAACCATGGGCGCGACGGCGAGGTGAGCCCGGTCCACATCCCGGAGGCGCAGGTGCGCACGGCCTGCAGGCCCACGGAATCGATGATCTGGTCGTTGACGGGGGAGCCGCGGTTCATCCGGTTGGCGACCACAAGCCAGTGATAGCGGCGCGGATTGAAGAAGGCTGCGAGCTGCGCCCAATAGATCCACCAGGAATAGCGCCAGACCCGCAGCGAACCTAAACGGGCTTCCAGATGCGAGAAGATCACGGTCCAGTCGTTGTTGACCGGTTTGGGTCTGTCGGTGATGGTGACCGGCTGCTGGCTCAACAGCGAGGGCGACATTTCCTCGTAGGGCGCGGAGCCTGCGGAAAGGGCTGCGGCGAGCTTTGGATCGACGCGCGCGTTCATGAAGGCAAAGCTTTCATGAGAATATAGCGGGCCTTGTTGTAAAGCGTCCGCTTGTGATCGTCGGTCAACTCGAACTCGAAATTGCAATCGAGGCAGACACCGACCAAATCGTGCTTCCGCTCGAACACATCGGTTCGCGCGTGGGGGCAATCCTTAGGATCAAGGCGGGCGATCGTCATGAACCCAGCAGCTGCTGTTTGGCCGTGGCTGGCGCCGCGGCACCTTCCGAAGAGGTCTTCACGGTGCTGTCGAAGCCGAGGCCGCCGGAGGCTGCAGCAGCTGCGGCGCGAGTGGCCGCGCCGGCGTCCTGGACCGAGGCCGAGGCGAGCGTCGGCGGCGCCGGAGGCGGCGGCGGAGCGGCCGGAGGGGCTGGGGCTGCGGGGGCGAGAAAGGACATGGTTTGTCAGCCTCCGAGTAATACAAGGACACCGGCGATGGCTCCTGCGGCGGTCGACGCTCCGGTCAGGACGCCGGCGCAGTACGCCGCGGTATGTTTCAAACCCGTGGTTTCCATCTGCGGACGCACGATCTGGAAGCTGTAGGACAGGAAGCATAGCGCGGCGGAAATCAAAGCGAATTGGTAAGCATGGCCGTGGTGGACGAAGACCGAAACCACGAAACAGCCGGTCAGATAGAGCGCGCTGTTGATGTAGCAGCCAATGGCGAGAAAGCGTTGATCGGGTGTCATCGGCTACCTGCCCCCAAACGGATCGTATTCCGAAAGCTGCTTCTGCACCTTGGCATTGAGTTCGGCGAACGGATCATATTCGGCGATTCGCTGCAATGGCGGCGCTGTCGTTCTGGCCTTCTTGACCACAGGCTCGGCGAAGGTCAAGGCGCCGGCGTCTCCCCAGTCCGGAGAGCGGCCGAGCTTCTTCTTGACGATGTCCTTGGGCTCCAGCAGCAACCGATCGCCCTTGTGGCAATAGGTGGTCTCCGTCAGATCGCCGACCAGTTCGGGAACATCAGGCAGCGCGCCGCCGCGTTTGATCCATTGCACGAAGTCGAAATACATCTCGGTGCGTTTGTTGTAATATAAATCGGCGTTGTGGGCGGCGTTGGCGAAGTTGACCGGGATCGGGGCGCGGTTCAAAACACGAAGCTGGTCGATCCACGACGAACCGAAGCCGCCGGTGTTGTCGACAAAGGCCGCGTCGACCTCCCAATCCTGCCATTTGCGGTTGACAATGCCGGCGCCCTGAAGGCCGTCGATGTTGCGAAACACCCCAGGCTTGAACATCTGCAGGCCCTGGCGCGGGAAGATCACGCTGGCGTCATCGCCTTCGCGGGCGACGTCGACGCCGAGGACTCTTGGGGCGTTCTGGATCTCGTGCTCGGTGCGGATCCTGGCCATCGCATCGCGCACTTGATCGGGGCCGATCAGCGAATTGAACGCGGAGGGCGGAAAGCGGCCGAAGATCGTAACTAAGATCCACGGATTGTCGCGGCCGTGTTGTTTGATCTGTTCGCGCGCGAATTCCACAGACACACGCGAGGTGCGCTTGGGATCATCCGGATCGGCGGTGATCTCGATCAGGGCCCACAGATCGCGCGCGACCGTGCAGGCCTTGTAAAGCGGTCCCGAAAGCGCTGAAGGATTGCCGGCCTGGACGATATGGGCCTCCAGTGGAGAACCCGCGAAGATGGTCTCCACCACGGGCATGATGGCCTCCGGATAGCCGCCGCTTTCGTCCAAAAGCCACATCACGTAATTGGCGTGCAGCCCGCGCAGCGCGTTGCCGATTTGGTTGGGATCGGCGTCCTTGGGCCAGGTGCGGGCTTCGATGCGCCAGGTCTGGTCGTGTTCGCGGTGATAGAACGCGGTCTTGGTCTGTTCGAAAATATGCTCGAGGATCGGCGCGCGGCCGCGCCAGCGCGCGAGTTCGGCCCATAAATTGGATTTGAGATTGTCGCCCGAGATCGAGGTCGCGCCAATCATCGGATGCATCCGCGTCAGCATGAAATTGATGCCGAGCCAGGCCAGCACCGCGGTCTTGCCGGGTCCAGCGCAGGCCTTCATGCAAAGCCGTCGCGAGGTCGGGAATTTCTCCAGCGCTTCTTCCTGCCAGGGGTCCGGGTCGACCTGGAACAGTTCGCGGACCATCTGGGCCGGATGTTCGGTCCAGTCGGCGAAACGCTCGACCAGATGCGAGGGAAGGTCCATCAGGCCGCGGAGGCTTGCGGCGCTTTCTCGGCGCGGCGCTCGGCCACCAGCGCGAGCGACGCCGCCACCAACTGCTCGAGCGGAAGATCCTGGCCGTCTTTGGTGGTGGCGGCGATCTTCTTCGGGGCTTCCCATCCGGCAATGCGCGCCATCAAGGCAACGGGGCCGACGAGGTCGACCTTGGCTGGGCCTTTCAGCTTGATCTTGCGGGTGCGGCGCAGGGTTTCCGGCTCGCCTTCCTCGCCACTAATGGTTACCTCTTCATCCTCGATGCCGATCTCCGTGAGAAGGCGCAGTTTCTCAGGTGGCACCTCGGACAGATCGAAAAACCGCGAACCGTCATGGGCCGGCGGAGACAGGAAATCGTCGAGATTAAAACCCTCGATGTCGTCGGTGAGGCGCTTGAGCTTGAGCAATGCCCAGCCGGAATCGATCGCCGCCAGGGTCGCGGAATGCCCGGCCAGTTCGGTCAGGCGCGATTTGACCTCGGGCCGCGCGCAAAGCCTTCGCGTATTGGGTTTAAGCGCCTCGTCGTCGGGGTTTTCGCCGGTGTACATGGTTTCGCGGTAGGCGGAGAGTCTTGCTTTGGATTGCTTTTCGCCGGCCCACAGCCGCTTGTGCAGCGCCTGGGCGAAGCGTTCGTGCAGGAAGTTTTCAAGTACCGCCATTGCGATCAGCAACTCTTGGGAATCGATTCGGTTTGATTCCGGTTGGTAAGCTTTCGGAAAAAAGACCCCGGCATTGCTGTCGGGGCCTCAAGTCTGGTGGTCTAAGAAAGCTCGACAGCGGTCAAACTACGCTGAGTCGGGGGGCAAAGGTCAAGCCTCGTTGGCGAGTTGTTCGCAATCCGCTTCCGCGGGGTCGCTCATCGGGTCGTTCATGGGATCGTTCATGGGATCGTTCATGGGATCGTTTTGCGGTTCATCGTCGAGGTAGATCGTGCCGTCGATATTGGGCGGCCATCGGCACGGCACCCGCAGGTAATCCTCGCCGTGACGGGGCGCTAGCGGCACGCCGAGCCATTTGACAAAACGCTGGCGCCAGGCGGCGGCTTCCGCCGAGCCCATCGGCGCGCGAGGCCAGCGCAAATCCGACTGGCCTTCGAAGGCGCGCATCGCCAACAGGTCCTCGCGCAATTCACCCATGCCTTCCCGCAGCAGGTGGCGATAACCGGGCACGCCTTCGGCATTTTTGCGAACCATCGGGGAGGGTATCCGCGCCATCAGCCGCAGTAGCCGCAGTGCGAAGAATTCCGGCGAGCCTTCGGCGATCCACACCTCGGCGGGTGGGGCACTGAGTTTGCCGCGGGCAAAATTCTCGAACAGCCGCTTTCTCAACCACAGATGGGCGTTCTTAGGCGCGCGGTCGCGAAGCTTGTGCAGTTCGGCGCTCAATGCTGGTAGCACGCTGGTGGCCCATTCGGCCTCGTCGAAGCTCAAGGCGTCGAGTTCCTCCCGGGCCAGGTTCTGGTCCATCGCCGCGATCCCTGGATAGCCGCTTTTGAACCTGACCCACAGCGCTTCGCGTTTGCCTTCCTGTTCCAGCTCAAGTTTTGAGCGAGAACCCCCTGGAAGGGGGTAGGGGGAAGATTCTTTGGATAGACTAGGAGGATCTATATGAAAGTCCCGCGACTGGGACTTTGGTCCCTCTGGGCTGGGACTTTGGTCCCCCTCGACCAAAGTCCCAGGCTGAGACTCTGGTATCTCGTTCATTTCTTCGTCTTGTGGATCGGTATCATCGTCCGTACTATTAGAGGTATCCTCGGTTTTCTTGCGGCGCCGGATCGGAAGGTCAATTTCGCAGCCGAAATTGAGCTGGATTTCGTAGCGGACCTCGCCCTTCTCGGTATAGAATTTCCGGCGTTCCAATAGCGCGAACTGTTCGAATTCGCCCAGAATCCGGAACACGGTCGAGCGCGGCAGCCGCGCGTGCCGTTCCATATAGGGTGGGTTGCAGAACCTGGTGAGACCGTCCGGATCGGCGGAATCCGCGATCACGTACAGCAATATCTGCTGCTGCGGCGTCGGCAGTTTCTGCTTGAGCGCCCAGTTCATGGCAACGACGGACAAAATTCACCTGTCAAAATGGGGCATTGACCCCGTTCATGTCTGGACAAACGCGGAACTCTACAGGAACAAAGAAGGGTTTCAGGTTGCAAACAGCGGCGCGGCGCCGTCATCCGGGGTTCGGGGTTCGCTCGCACGGCGGAACCCTGTTGACCGAAACCTTCTCCAGGTCCCGCCAATATTCCTTCCAGTGGCTGTGATGCTCATGGCGGGAGGCTTCGACCATGCCGCAGTTCTGGCAGACCCGCTCGGTCTTGTGGATCGTGACCACGGTCTTTGGGCCCCAGCGATGGTTCATCGGAACGGCCGGTTTGGCAGCGTGATGGTGGGACGATACCTCAATTGGCGACCGTCAGCCTCGACGACATCCTGCGTGCCGGCGAGTTTGGTATCCAGCGCACTGCGGCCGATCGGCGGCTCGCCGAGCTGCTCGCCGTAGGGCGTGCGGTAGGCCAGCGGGCGCAGTTTTCTCTGATGCTGGATCTGCAAGGCTGTCAGCCGCGGCAGGTTTTCCCGGGACGCGCGCTTGGTCAGGTGACAAAACCGAATCCGGCAGGCAAAGCCGCTGCGGCCGGGCAATGTGTGATCCGTGAGATCCTTGCCGCGGGCGTGAGACCTGATGACGGCGTCTTCCTCCGCGCTCCATTTCTGGTTCCTGGGCCGCGGTCTTTGACCGGTCAGGCGGTAATATTTCTTTTGTGCGGCAACTCCAGACACCCCGAAATTGCGGCCGCATTCATTGAAGCTTTTGCATTCGACCTCGCGCAGATGAATCAGCCTTGCGCAGGCTTCCGGATGCCAGATTTCCACAATCTTTCGCTCGCGGGGGCTCATCGCGCCCCTCCGATCGAGGGCCGCTTGACCAGCAGCAGGTCGTCGTCGGAGAGTGGCAACGAGCCGCGGTGCAATCCAGCCTTACGGACAGGATCAGCCTCAGCATGCTGAGAGCCTGTTAAACCCAGCGGCTCGTCACCTGTCGTCTCTCCGACTGTCACCGCGCGTGAGCCCATCTCTGCGGTTGGAGGGAGGCCGCTCACTGGCCCTTCGGACGCCATCGCTGGCGAATTGCTCTCATTCCCCCACACTTCCCAATTCGGCGGCAGCGGGTCGGACTCATCGTGCCGGGCGAACAACTCCAGCACCGGCAGGCCCTCCGTCATCCGCGCGATCATCTGGCGGTAGAATGGCGGTTTCTTGGAATGTCCTAACGGTCTCGACCGCTCGCGATGATTGCTGCCGAAGATGTTTTCGGATTTCGGCCGCGGCAGCCCGTCGCCTTTCTTGTAGAGCACGAGGATCTCGTCCTGGTCGCGCGCCAGCAGGAACGTCCCATGCTCGTCGGGATGATCCTCGTCGGTCTTGGTCCACACAAAACAGGTGGAATAATCGCTCATCCCGAGCGCCCGCGCGATCGCCCAGATCAGGGGCTGCTTGATCGTGATCTCGTGAATGGAACCGTCATCGATCGCAATCTGGTATTTGACCGGATGCAGCGCCAGCATGTGGGCGCGCGGAATCCAGATGAAGGCCCAGGCATTGGGCTGCAGGCGCGGGGCGACCTTGCCCATGATGCCGATGATGTCAGCCCATTTCTCGGTCCGGTAATGGTTCTCATAGGCGCGGTCGCCTACGCCCGCTTTGCGGGAATAGGCCGGGTCGAGATAGACGCAGGGGAAGGTGCGATCGCCCGTCAGTTCGTGGCTGGTGTCGGAGAGCGCCTGGGCCAGCGTGCGGCGATGCTCGCGGCGGTTGATCGCGCGATCCTGTTCCAGAACCTCGAACGAATGCTTTTCGGGATGTTCCTCCGCATAGGCCCGGCAGCGCGCGACCAGGCGCTCGAAACTGTCTTTCGGGATCGCGGCGATCTTTTGCTCTTCGCTGGATTCGTCCCGGGTCAGTCCCAGGTCTTCCAGCGTCATCATGTCGTTCGGCTGCGACATGATCTTCTTGTTGCGGCCGACGGCCAGTTGCCCGTCCGCCTTCATCCGGGTTAGAATCTCGCCGCGGCGCTGTTTGGCGCGCACCCGGATCTCGATGGCGTCGATCTCGATCTGGCGGTTCTTGATGCGGCGGCCGTATTCACGCACGGCTGCGGCCTTGTCGATCCAATCCGTGACCTCGTCGACGGTCTTGGCCTCGGCGATGGCGCGGCAGGCCGCATCGTATTTGAGCACAGCACCCGTCAAAACAACTCAACTTTCACCGGATTGCCGCAGGTGTCGCAGCCGTGGACCCAATCCGAACCTATTTTCCGGGCCTGCCAGCCTTCCCGCTTCATCATGGTCTGGGCCACGCCAAAATCAGCCTGATCGGTCTCCAATACCTTGCCGCAGACGTCGCATTCGAACACGAAATCGCCTTTCTGCTTGTCCATCATGCGCTGACACCCTCGTTATTGCGCCGCCGTGCCTTGGCGGAGGCCCTGTTCAATTTAGGCAGATGGCCTTCCAGTTTCGCCTTGGCCCAGATCTCGTTGATATCGCTGGCGTGTAGTTTCCTGGCTCCGGTCGAGAACGCGGTTGCGATATGGGCGGCGGAGCCGGTTCCCCACCACGCGCCGATGATGGCGAGTTCGAGGGATCGCTTGCCTTGCGGGGTGTCGGGAGCGAAGATCATTTGAGCTAGAAATCCCCCTCTGCCACCTGGGCGCAGGGTATCCCCGCCGCGCGCCAGGCCCTCACCACGCGGTTGCGATCATCGAAGGCCATGATCGGGTCAAAACCGTCGGCGCGGACTTGGGCCAACAGCTTGATTTTAAGGGTGTCGTCGTTCTCGTGGTCGCCCTGCTTGCGCATGTAGAGCGCGTCGCAAGGGAAACCGTGTCGGTCGAACCAATCGATGGTTTGTTGGCGCACCAGATCCGAGCGGCCGGAAACGTAGACGATGCGGGCGTGCTCGCTCAAGCCTATGACGACGGCGCGCATGTGTTCGATCGGCGCGTCCTTGCCACATTCCAGGAAATAATCGTCCCAGGCCTTGGGTTCCTTCTGGATATGATGCAGGCGATGATCGCCATTGGCGACGGTACCATCGATGTCGATCAGGAAGCATTTCATAAAGTTTCCCCTTGGTTCGGTTGTACCGGATGCAGCGCCAGCAGATGATCGCGTATCGCCAGTTCCCGCGCCACCAGCGCCGCCCCGATGCGCGCCAGCGTGTCGGTCCGGCAGGCCTTTCCGGTAAAGATATTATGGATGGTTCCCTCCGCGCAGCGGGCTTCGGAAGCCAGTTCCCGGCGCTGCAGGCCGATTGCCTCGCATCGTTCCCGAATGGAAATACCCTCGATCATGGTTGCATCTTTGTTGTGGGCCCAAGCCGAATCATCACATCCGATGCATAGAAAGCCTCAAGGATTTGACGCTGTAAAGCCATATCTTGGGGGTCGGCGTTAACCTTTCCACCATCCCAAGCAGTAAAAACCAACCCCACGAAATAATGTTTCACGTGAAACTTTTGGGGGTCAAACACCAAATAGTTGTAGATTTTTAACAAAAGGGTGTTTATCGTAGCGACTCAACCCTGAGGGATGCAACCTTATGCGGATGTACGCGAAAATCAGAGATTTTGACGCAACGGTTCCAGCCGGCATCATCACCACGTGGAATATCGATTATGACGCCTGTCGCGCCGTCAACGGCGAGGCTGGCGTCGTCCAATTGCGCGCGTTCAACGATATCGAAGCACAAGGGGAGTTTACGCGCTACATGAGAGCTCGCGGTCATAGCGTCAGGTGGGTCAAGGATTTTGAGCAGGCTTGGGCGGAAGCGCAGTGTTTGGCGGAGTGCGATTAACATGGAACTCACCTATCCCAAATACCGCCGCGGTCTCTCCAGTTCCAAGCGTGAGGAACTCTATGATCGCTGCCGCGGCAATCAGGAATTCCCGATCTGCAACCTATGCGGCAGCCCCGTGGATGGCACCCGTGAAGCCTGGGACGAAAGCCATGTCGGGGCGCCGGCCTGCTTCGGCGGCACGGACACCGGCGTGGCGCATCGCTCCTGTAACCAGAAGCACAATCACGAGGTTGTCACGCCGATGAATGCCAAGGCCAACCGGGTCCGGCAGAATTTCATCGGGGCCTCGGTCTCCAGCTTTCCGATGCGGGGCGGCCGCAACGATACGATCAAGCGCACCATGAGCGGCCGCGTGGTGCCGCGACGTCCCAAGCCATCGTTCGAGGACGAACTCGAAGCGGTCGCCATCGAAATGGCCAAACCATGCGAATAGCCGCTACCTTCTGAACCACTTTCCCGCGCCTCGGGGATTTTCAGGGGCAGGAGAAGATGAATGGCTAACCATCCAAACAGGTCCAAAGCGGCAGAGCGCGCCGTGCTGGTCACCACTTCGCATCGCGGCGTGTTCTTTGGCTACACGTCAGATACCGACGGCGCGACGATCGCGCTTCGTGCCGCGCGCAACTGCATCTATTGGCCCTCCGACAACAAAGGCTTCATGGGCCTTGCTGCGATGGGCCCGCTCAAGGGCGCGCGCGTTGGTCCGGCCGCCGATATCGAATTGCGCGATATCACGTCCGTCGCCGAATGCACCACTGCCGCGGTTGCCGCTTGGGAATCGGCGCCATGGAAGTAATGGAAGCAAAACTTGTGCGGGGCGAAGTCCCGCACTCAATTCGCGACGGCGACGGCGACGGCGACGGCGACGGCTACGGCTCCGCCTACGGCTCCGGCTCCGGCGACGGCGACGGCTCCGCCTACGGCTCCGGCTCCGGCGACGGCGACGGCTCCGCCTACGGCTCCGGCTCCGGCTACGGCTACGGCTACGGCTCCGGCTCCGGCTACGGCTCCGGCTACGGCTACGGCTACGCCTACGGCTCCGGCTACGGCTCCGGCTACGGCTACGGCTCCGGCGACGGCGACGGCGACGGCGACGGCTACGGCTCCGGCTACGGCTCCGGCTACGGCTCCGGCGACGGCGACGGCGACGGCTCCGGCTACGGCTCCGGCTCCGGCTACGGCTCCGGCGACGGCGACGGCGACGGCTCCAAAGAATATTGGCTAGCCACCATTCCGTGCTTCGCCCGGAAGTGGCCAGACACTTTTCGAGCGCGCCTCCGCGCGCTCGAGGAAGAAGGGGCCACGATCGCCTTCTGGCGATCGGACAAGGAAGGGCGTGCCAGCAATGGCGGGAAAAATGATCCCGTCGCGCCTGGCACTATTGAGACGATCAAGGGCCCGCTGAAGATCTGCACCAAGAACGCGCTTCACGCGACGTTCGTCCCTCCGAAGTGGAAGGGCGAGCGCTGGTGGATCGTGGCACTCATCGGTGAAGTCCAGACCGATGAAGACAAGGTCGGCGCCTTGACGCGCGAGATCATCGGAGAATGTCTTTGAAAGGCGAGCGTCTCAGCAATCGGCAGATCGCGACGTTAAAGCACCTCGCGGTCTGCTGCTCCAATGGCGGCCAGGTGACGCTGACGCGCGATCAGCGCGAGGCCATGGTGCCGCTGTGGCGTCGTGAGTTAATCGAAATTTGGAACCGTCAGATGCCGGGTGAAACGCCGCGCGGTCCATTCTTTCGTCCGTCTCCTAGTGGCTGGAATTTGATTGCGGCGGTACTCGCGGCAGCCGATGAAAGGACTGCCGCATGAGAATAGCCGCGATCTTCGCGCTCGCCATTATCGCTCTGGCGACGATGTTCCGTATTGAACATCCTCGCTGCCAGGTTCCCACCCATCCTGATCAGACCGTCGGAGGATGTCCATGAGCGCGATCAACAAAAACGAAACCGTCGGCGATAAGCCGATCTCGCCGGAATTCCGCGCAACCATGAATGCGATCGCGGACACGATCGACGAAACCTTCAACGGTGACAAAAGAGGAGCCGATCGCGAGGTCGGTTTCGTGTTGCTGGTTTTTCCCTTCAAGGATGCTGCGGGCAATAAATACCAAGGTCGCGCCAACTACATCTCCAACGCCAACCGCGACGACATCGTGGTGCTACTGAAGGAACAGCTCGCCCGCTTCGAGGGCCAACCGGACATCAGGGGGACAGCATGAATCATCTCGAATCCGCCGCTTTCGAATCCCGCGAAACCGACAACGATACCCGCTGGCTAAACTTCGTCGCCTCCGCCGAGGACATGCTCGGCCACGATCTGGACGGCGATCAGGCCGAAGACGGCTACTCGATCGACGGTGCCTACCGGGCTTTCTGCGAGGGCGCCAGCGTCGTGGAATACGTGCTCGACGTGAAGGGACGACGAAACTGACGGACTAAATTCTAACCGCAACCCAGAGGCAACCACCATGACCAATCTCGTTCGATACCAGCCTTTGCGCCTCGTTCCGGTCTCACCAGCACCGGATCCGCGCATCGCGCAAGCCGTGTTCTCGCGCACCTTCGAGGGCCGTACTGGCCTTGATTTCTCCGCGCTCAACGATGCCCTGGAATTCCTCTGGCATCGTGGCTTCTCAGTGGGGCCAGGTTGCGTCGGTCATCCCCAGGGCATCATGTACGGCCGCTGGAAGATCGCCAAATGGTACAATCTCGATGCCGAGGAATGCGGGCAGTTGCACGGCATCCTCAGCGGCGAGCGCCGGCGGGGACCGGTTTTGATCTCGATCTTCATGTCGGCGCCGGCATTCGCGATCGCCGCGGTTGCGTCGCCGGGACTGGCGGAAAGCTTCAATTCATGATCCCCAAAACCGGCCCCGATCCCGTCGACATCCACATCGGTTCGCGGATCCGGATGCGCCGGCTGCAGCTCGGCATCACCCAGCAGGAGATCGCCGGGCGCCTGACCATGAGTTTCCAGCAGGTCCAGAAATACGAGAACGGCACCAATAGGGTCTCCGGTTCCAGGATGGCGAAGATCGCCGAAATGCTGGGAGTACACCCCGGCTTTTTCTTCGCCAATCTTCCCGGCGGGAATATACTTCAACCGCATCCGCTGGTCGATTCGACCATGGACCGTTTCATGGCTTCCCGCGAGGGCCTGATGATCGCGCAGGCGTTCGTCCTGATCAGGAACCCGCAGGTGCGTGCCGCCATTGCCGGCTTTGTCAAACGAATGGGCGACGTCGAATGGCCGGACGTGGCCCCGGGAATACAACCATGACGGAACGCGCAGCCAGCGGGAAAACGGCGATCATCCTCACGGATCGGCCGGCCCGGCTCAATGTCGGCAACGTCGTCCAGAAAATGCGGCGCATCAGGACCGAGCTCGGACAAATGCTTCAGCAGCTAGATGACGCGCTGGAGCGGATTGAAACTGGTGATCCAGATTGAAACCGCTCTGCCTCGCGCTCCTGATCTTTCTCGCAGCCATCGCGGTCGCAGAATGGCTGCTGCCCGATCTCAACTTCATTTTGTTTGGATAGGAAAATCGCCATGATGCGGATCGAGCAATCGGAGAAGCAATTAGCTCAATGCATGGTTGAGCTATCCACCATCGCTGATCCGGAGCTTCGCAAGTGGTGCGAGGTGCAGAGCAGGAGGTTGCCGTGAGAACGTTTTTATTCAGTCTCGCCGCCTTCGGGTGGTTAGTTGCTTGGGGCGAAACGCAACACCCGCCGCAACGCGCCAAGGGCAGCATTGAATGTTTCAGTGATGGTCACGGCGAGATGTCGTTCGTTGACGTGTACGGGCCTTTCTTCGACGCACACCAAGATGAAGTTAGGCGTCGTCTCAATGACGCAGTTACGCTGGTGTGCAGGGAAAGAGAGGCATGAAACAGTCACAGCCAGGGAGTGCGGACATGGCCACCCCAACCGCAAAGGAAAAGTTTTCAGGTCTCGCAGTCGCGGGCGAGGATATCGGCGCTGGGAGCAGCGTTATGCTCGCTCTTGGAAGTAATCTGGTGTTCGCTACGGGCCAAGGTCACGCTGGCGAATATGTGGGTGAGGCGGTTGAGCAAATCCGGGAAGGTTTTCGGGTCAACATCAAGGATTGCGAAGTACGAGAGGATGATGCATGACCACCCCAACCGCAAAGACGAAGCTGGAATTGGCGGACGCCTTAGAAAAACTAGGCCCGCAAGGACATGGCCGTATAGTTCTTGCATTAGAATTATCGGATCGTGATTTGATCGTTACTGCGTTGCGCCGCGAATCTCTATGGTGCGATGGGGCTGACCGCACCCCCGCGCCATCGGTCGCGGGGGAGGTGCGGGAGGCTATCGCATTTCAATTCTATCGGTTCTTGTACTACGCTAATTGCTGGGATTGGCCGCATGACCAAATGTGGGAAAACTTTCAAAGGTGCCGAGGTTCAGTTATCTGGGAACGATGTATGCGTTCCGCCGATGCCCTCGCCGCCCTCATGTCATCACGGCAATCAGGAGCCGGGGTGGATGCAGATCAGATTTGGAATGCACTTAAAAATCAATGTGCGGCCACCAAAGACAAATCTGAAGTTAAAACGCTCGTTACTGTACGCCGTTCCGATGTAATTGCAGCGTGTGCCGCCCTCACGCCATCTCGGCAATCGAGCGCCGGGGAAGCGGAGCCGGTCGCGTGGCTTTATGAGACATGGATTGGCGAAGATTCCTGGTCACAGAAATTCACCGATACAAAACCGGCCGGAAATAAATGGGAGCGAAATATTCGTCCGTTGTATCTCGCCGCCCCTCTCTCCACCACTGACACCGCAGAGGGAAGATGATCGACCGCCGAGTTCGCCGCTATCTAGGGCTGGCTAAACGCAGCGAACCCATAATAGGTCTGGTACGGCGATGGCGACACGACCGACAGATTTGAATTAAGCGCATAGATGCCCCCGCCATTAAGCACCAGCCACGATGGCGCGACCGATGAACCCATAGCATTATAGGTGATCGTGTTTGCGGCCGTTCCCATGAACGTCTGGAAATAATATTCGGTCGTCGCCAGCGCATAAGATGAATTCTTCCATGTCACCAATGCTGTCGCGATCGTTGCGCAAGCCACAAACAGACAAGCGCCGGAATTAGGCAGCGCGCCGGAGAACGAGATTGAATTGTCGCCGCCAGTTTCGTCGGCTTCGCCGAGAGAGGTAAACGCCGGGTAGGTTACCGGAGCATTCACAAAACAGCACAACACCCCTGCATCGGATCGGATCCCAGATCCTATCAGGAGCGCGGACAGCAGCAGGAACGATAGGATGGGCTTGAAGATATTCATGGTCCGTTCCTTGGCGTCATTTAGCTAGTTCATTGCGCTTCTGCAGAGCCTGGGTTCGGCGCAAGGCGTTGTCGTGCTTGAGCTTGTCTTTGAATATCTGAGCGGCATTAGGCGAAGCCATTTCTTCCTTGGTCATGACCTGATCAACCGATTGCCATTTCTCAGCCGGGATGGGTTCTTCGGCAAAAGCAACTGTCGTAAATAAAACGAGGACAAACAAACTTCGCATATCAACCTCCCTGCACCCAAGAACCGCCATCTGTGCATGTCACTTTGCCGCGCGTAGTGGAGTAGGTGGACCCTATATAAGCGGCTCCAACTGATACTGTAGCAGGCAGGTCTGAAACGTAGACGCTCTCTCCAAGACACCACGTTCCTGCCGTAGGAATCGTAGTGTGCGTGTAAAAGAACTGATCCTTCACAAGCATCATCGACGTGTTAGGAGCAGAATTAGTAATCGGCACTGCAACGGCGAGTATGTGGTTGTTGGCGACGGTTCCGTACAGGAGATTGGTTGAGGCGATATTGATTCCCGTACCGATTCCGGCGTTGAAGACATAGCCGCTGATGTTGTTCGTCTGTACATTGAGATCGTTCGTGCTGTTGAAATCCATCGCCGGAACGGCCGACTGCCCTGCCGCAGGTCCGATCAGCTCGACAATATTTCCCGTAGCGCTAACGCCGGGCCAAAACAGCCCACCGGAAATCGGCTCAAAATAAAGAAACCGCTGCGAATTGAACGCGCCCTCATTGATATGAATATTGATGTTGGAGATGTTAACGCTAGTCGAGCCGAACGAGTTTATAAATGTCACCGCGTCACCGAGATAATTCTCAATGTGATTGATAACTAAATCGATATCGCTCGTCGTGCCGCTTGCCACCGTAGTGAAATTATAAAAGCACCCCAAGGCATTGCCGCCGATACCCCAATTATCCAGCGCATCGAAGCCGCCGGCTGATGTTTGCTGAATGGCGCAAACCGTCGCCGACGTCCCATATGGTGCACCAGCATTGATGAATTGATTATGCGCGACAAAGTTGGCACCCTGATCAACCTGATGTGGATTGCTTATAGTCAGACCAGCGACTGAGAAGAACTCAAAATAGCTGAACGTAATGTTGGCCTGCGTGCAATAGGCGCAGACGAATTCTGTCTGGAAATATCGGAAAGTGACGTTGTGGACTTGTATGTTTGAGATCGCGTTGGACGTATCGCTGGGAGCAAACACCAGACCATTCGAGAGTGGGGCTGATCCGAATGTATTGCTCAAACCCAACAACGCGAAATTCTCGAACCTGGGACCGCCCGCCGATACATTGTTACCGGTGAACGTGACGGAATTGCCGGAAGCCGCTGTAGAGATCAGAGAAGAACAGGCCGTCAAAGGTTGCTGGCATGAGCCATCACCGAGAATGCCGCCAGATGGGATGGTGATGGCGCTGAATTTGTATCCCGCCGACGTGGCTGGATAATAGACGATACCGCCGAGATTATGCGCGTGCTGCATCGCGACAGTGTCATCGGCCACGTCATTGCCAACGGCCCCACACCACTTGACATTCAGCATCGCGCCGTTCGTGATGCGATACCAGCGACGGTTCAAGCTATCGACATGGATCGTGCAGCCGTTATCGCTGGAGGTCGTGTCCGTGCTGACGTACTGCCATTGACCGCCGCCGCCATCTATTGTCGGCCAAGTCGCGGAGTAATTCAGCACGCTAACAAGTTGAACGTTGATGTTGCTAGGGACCGTACTCAGCGCGGCCAGATTGCCTACCGCAAGCGTGGAAACGATATCGTCGTTCGTCGTTCCGATTTCCAACCCGTTCAAGATTCGCTGCTGCGCATGGGACGACCCCATCAACAGCACAGACAGGAGGAAGAAGCGGATGAGGAAATATTTCATTTCTTGCCTGTGTGGACCACGAGCGGAGGCCGGTCGTTGAAGAAGTAGAGGGTGAAGGTCATCGCGAACGCCCCGGAGGCTGCGAGTAGCAGGCTAAGGGAAATCAGGAGTTTTTTAAGCATCTGGCACCTCGGTTTGAGGGGTTGTAGCACGTTAGGCGGCTAGTTGTACGTCCCGATCGCCGTCAATTGCGGTTGAGGCGTGATGTAGATGTCCGGGTCCATGATCGCCCACTGATTATCGGGACCGCCTCCGAGCTGGAACAGCGACGGAAATTCACCGCCAGCCGTCGTGGTAAAATCATTGTACATTCCTGTGAGGACAGTTCCGCTGACGAGCGTACCGCCATTGATGGCGAGTGCTGCATCTGTCGTAAACTTCGAGAAGTAATTCAGGTAGGTGATATTTGTCGATCCATTGTTGATCGCGAAGCCGCCCTCATATGCATTCATTTTGAGCGCGTTGCCAGCATTGTTGGTGTAGCCGTTTCGGAACGTGAAGACGTTCTGATAGCAAACCACGTTGCTGTTGGTGTTCACGGTATCGACGAAGGCATTGAGCGCCGCCATTCCAGCGGAATTAATCAGCCGCATCGTCGTGCCGCTTGGAATAGATATCGAGCTATTGCTGATTGTCCATGTCGATCCGCTCCCGCCAGTCACGGTCACGCCGGCCGGGATCAAGCCATACAGATCAGTGAGCGTTTGCCCCGCAACCACAGTACCAAAAGCCGATGCCGATATCGTTAGGGTACCTGCGGATATGCTTCCGGTGATCTGGGACGAGTTTGCCGCGAATGCCGCTTGCTGTCCCGTTCCGTCCGAAGTTACGCCGTAATAGACCGAGCAGCATACGTGCGTCGCCCAATTGGAGGCAGCGCTTTTGGTGTAGCCGGATTGAGGGGAAGCCGATTGAGCGAGGTATTCCGTCGATGTAAGGCGTGGTGACTGCGAGGTGTCCACAGAAACCTGAAATGGCCCGGTCTGCACCCCAACCACGATCTGATAGCCCGCTCCGACAGCCCCACCATATGATGCGTTAACAGCCTGCCCGATTGTCGAGAGCGTTTTTCCGACCCAATTGTTGCTGTCGAATTGACTTCCCCAATGAAGAAACGCCTTATTCCAAGCATATTCGGTCTGCCAAAAACCGAAAGCCGAATTCCAAAGCTCGTTACAACCCTCGAAACGAGGGATCATCCAGCTTGGCCCGTTGCTTTTGATGTAAGCCGCCGCCTGCGAATGCCAGTCCGTCATCGGATCAACGGCCATCATCGGAGCAGGGAACCAAGGATGCGCTCCCATTTCCTTACAGAGTTGGATCATGATTTCAAACGGACAACCGTTACTTAAACCACCTGATCCCGTACCATCACCGCCATTCTTGAGCCATGAGCTTAGATCAGCATCATAAACTAGCGTGGCAATCGTCGCGTTGGCCTGCGGCCCGGTTCCCTGATTAGTTAAATCGGTCGTGGGATTTCCTGAAAAATCCTTGATCGGAACAGCGCCACCGCCGTTTAGGTTCAACGTACATAGTCTCGTTCCGACTTGGCCGCCGCTTGCTCCTGTTGCGACAGTAATGGGCGAACCGCCAGGTGTCGCGGCGATCTGGAAGAAATTTGCAGTCAGACCCGCGGCTAACACATAATAGGTTTGACCTGATGAAATATTGGGGGGAGGAAATTGCAAAAATCCCGGCGTAAGCCCAATAGGTTCTCCACCGCTAAAGCCATGTGCCGTCCAGTTAACGCCGCCACCGGCACCCGTCGTGTATGTGATGGATGCTGATTTAAAGGTCGATGTTTGATCAAAATACAGTTGGATGGTTTGCTTGTCCACGGGAGCACCTGACCCGAACGAAACAGCATAATCATAGCCATTAAAACTTCCTTCGCTGGTGGTGCCCGCGAATAGACTGGCTCGATACTCTACGTCAGCATAGGTGAAATAATTTAGCGGCTTCCGTGTTGCCCACGTCGTAACATTAGATTGATTGGCAGGCATCCAGTTCAAGAACCGATAAACGCCCCAACCGCCTTGTTTCAGGATCGCCTTAAACTGCGTCCCGAATATCTCACCCGCATTATAAGCTGGGAGATCGGCCGTGTAGACGATAGAAATTGAACTGACATAATTGAGCGGGGAAGCGCTAATTGTGTTGACGCCAAAGCGTACTTGCTGCGGGCTGGTCGTGGCGTTCGGTTGGAGTGTCACCCATCTGGTGCCGTCATTCGCTCCCGTAAGCGACCCCGACACGACTGTTCCAAATCCACTCATAACAGTCGTGCTGTCTCCACCGACCCATGTCATACTGTAAGTCCCGCCGCGAACTATCGTGGCAGGGAGATATGCTAACGAGTAATATCCTTGGGACTGGCACTGCGTCGGATAGCCGTTGGCGTCATTAAATTGCGGGCTTACCTGCGCGTTGGCATTCGGGTTTGAAGAATAGTTCCATGCTTGTGCGGTCTTCACGATATTGAGGAATGGAAACTCGTTGCCGAAGCTAGGAAAGTTGAAGTTGACCTGTGATTTTCCGTTATTGAAAAAAGACGAGGCGCTACGCTTTAAAAAAGCGATTGCTGGAGTGGGCATTAACGCAATAGCGCTTGAACCCGCGAGAAAAGCACGCCTGTTCATCAGAGGCCCCAACGCGATCTGGCATTCGACTGGACGGCTGAATTATAAGTCGTTGGATAAATACCAAATTCCCCGATGTACCCCGTTACAAAATTTACACCGCTGTTGAACTGACAAAAATTCAAAGCACCAGACCCGATATTATTGCTGGCTGAATTTCCAGTGGTTTGCGTTACGCCATCGACGTCGATGGTGCTGCTGGCTGCGTTTGCCGTCATCTGCAGAACGTGTGGAGCGGAATCAGCCGCAGTCTGACTGAGCACAGCACCATTGTACATCCCGACCGTGTTCGCTCCTTCGAATCCAAACTGGGAGTTAAAGCCGTCCCCTGTTGCGTTACCCAAAATATTTTGATTTGCGCTGAAGTTTCCGGTCCTCTCTGCCAGAGCTTCGAAAGTATAAGGCTGCGCCTGTGCAACGACAGTCGCGGCCATTGCCGACGATCCGGTGCAGTTAATAACCGGAAGGCTATGTACGGCAGCAAATGCGATCTGCGGCATGTTTGCAAGCGTCGCCTGCGTCCATCCCGTCGTGTTTCCGGTTTTGTCGTAAACCTTCGCCACGCTGCACGCCGTCGCGCATGCATGTCCTGCACTTTGCGCAGTCGTATAGTTGACCGTACCCGCTGACGTTACGTGAACGGTATCAGCAACGAGGCCGGTTGCGGTGTCAACGAGATCACAGGCAGCGCTGCCAGAAACAGCGTCGGCGGTAGAGAATGCGTAGGAACAAGAGCCCCATTGATTGAAGGCTTGGCTGTCTCCTGGGCCAACGTAGGCAGGAGCCGCCGACTTCACCATTCCAAACAACACCTGCGCATCGCACGGCGCCGTTAAGGCAGCGAGAATGGCTAATAGCTTGAGGATTTTCATGTCGTCCATCCTATCTCTTCACACAATCGAATGTATTCCCTGACCGTCATGTAATTGGCTTCAGTGAGGGCGCGGGCGAGGGTTTGGGTCATCGGATACCGAACACTCTGCACTTCCAGTTGTCGTTGCATGCGCGGAGATTGTCGTTCTCCGATTTCAGTTCCTTGATTGCGCCTGCTAGGATGGCCGTGAGTTGCTGGTATCGAACACCGCGGACTTCGCCGTCATCCCCGCGCGCAGTTAAACGCTCGTCAATCTTGGCAACGTCCTCGGCGACAAAGCCGACTTGCACATCATGATCAACATTGCCGCCGAACTCTTCCTTCTTGCGGAAGGAAACAGGTTCAAGCTGCATCGCAGTATTGAGTGCATCTTTGCTGGTAATACTTTGGATGTCCTGCTTGAAGCGCAGCGATGATGTCAGGCACCCGAGCGTGGCATCATAGGTGAGTAGCCCGGTGCCTGAATTGAAACAGACCGTCCCGGTTTGAGCTGCGGACGTTTGCCCCATATTAGTGACGGCAAGCGTGCCAGCGAAGGTTGCTGCCGACGTACTTGGTGTGCCTCCCCCGGAGATCGTCAATACCGGACCAGCACCGGGGCAGACAAAGAAAGTGTCATTTACATTGCTCGTATCACAGATATCGCTGCTGCCATTTGTTGCAGATAAAACGATATCCTGAGCACTGTTGGTCTGAGCGTCGCCCGCAAACGCACCTAAAAATAAGTGCCCACTTCCTGCGGTGAGCGCGCTTCCGACGTTATAGCCAAGGCCAGTATTTCCCACGCCGGTCATAAGCCCGGCATTATTCGTCCCACCACTACCGCCAGCTTGAAAGCCGATCCAAGTCGCCCAGCGATTTGCAACATTCCGCCCAGCACCTTGCCCTATCAATGTGCCGCCGCCGCCAGTACCTTGGATATTGCGACCTGCATCATCACCCATGCAGGTCCATGACCCGGTATTTAAGGTCGTCCCCCCATTGCCGCACGCATTGTGTCCGAAGGCACTGTTTTGATTGGCTATACCGTTGAAAGCCCAGCCCGCTTTATCGCCAAAAAATGTCGCTTCATTTCCTGCAAATAATGGCTGTCCCGTATCGCCCTGTCCGAGGTTCAAAATCAGGTTACCGTTTGAATTTGTAGTTCCGCCAGTACTCAGCATCGGAAAGCTAATATAGGAAGCGATAACTCCAAGTGATGCCGTCACTGTGTAGCCAGTTCCAACCCCTGATGTGGATGCTTGTGAGCAACTAATCGATCCGCTAGGCACAGCGCCGGAAGTAATGCCTGGCATCTCAAGAATGCCTTGAGTCACCGCCCCCGTCGTAACGGTATTTACACCAATTACCGGAGAAGATGTGAAATTCACTCCAGTACATTGAAGTGTAATCGTGTCGCCAGCCACGTATCCCGTCATCGTCCCACCGGGCGCGCTAATACTGCCGGGAGCGAGTGCGAATTGGAGGCCGCCAAAGGCTGATACAATTGGGCCTAAAGTAGTGGGCTGCGTCGCCGTCGCAGTCTGTGCAATCGCCTGCCCCACCCAAAGAGAAGCAACCAGTGCCAGGATGATCTTCTTCATGATGGACCTCAATTATACAAAGCTGAAATGAAAGCGTGCGCTGATGATGTCAGCGTAAAGCAGCCCGTCGTGCTAACGCCGACCGTGATGCCGGTAGCCATCGTCACACCCGGAACAGGATCGGAAACCGAATAGGACGTGGTCCCGGAAGGCAGCGCCACGCATCCTGCGGGAGTTATCGCGCCATTGGATGGAAATGACGTGGCGTCAAAAATAACAACCCACCACGGAGCGGCAGAAAGCGTCGTATCGGCTGAGATTTGATAGCCGTACAATTGTCCTGCGGAAGCCTTGGCCACGAGGCTTGATGCTAATGCCGATGTTTGGGCGTGCGTGGCGTAGTTGAGAAGCTGCTGCGGCGAAATGAGCAGATTGCCGTAGAGATCGCAGCCGAGCTTGGTCACCGTATTGGAACCCACCTGGCTCGCAGTCGTGGCGTTGGTGTAGCCCTGGCAAGTGGAGGCGGCGATCAGTGCTGCATATAGATTGTTGTTCGTAGTTGGAGTATCGACGTTCAGCGCGCGGTACTGGTTGAGCGAAAACGTGCCTTGGGTGCCGGAGGTAAGTGCAGTTGGAGAGGAGTTATATTCGCCGCCGCCGGGAGTGAAGTTCGAGGTGCCGGCGGTGAATGTCGCGCCGTCCTGGACAGAAAGGCCGCCGCCTCCCCCGCCGCTGATCACCAACGGATTTCCGCTGTCGCAGGGGGCCCAGGAAAGCGGCGAGGTCGGCACCGTGCCGTTGTAGCAATAGAGATAGGCGACCGGGGCGCCGTCATTGAGGGCAAGTAGCGGCCCGCTCCACGACAGCAGGAGGAGCGTGGCAGCAAGGGCCAGCCTAGCGGCAGCCCTGATTGTCGCCTTCATGACATCTTCTCCAATTTGGGGAGAAGGATGAATCCATCGGGCGGGATTCGGCAACGGCGAAAGGTAATTGGCGGTATTACGCGGTAAGGGGCGGTATTACGCGGGAGTCTGGGAATTGCCGCACAGGAAGTCTGCCGGACAACCGTCAGATGCCGCTTCCCTGGACGAAACAGAAAACAAACAGGCTGCGACTGACGAACAGGACGTTATGTCCGGTCGGATTGCCCTTGTCCCATTTCAGCTTCTGGTCTGGAATCAGGACCTCGGTACCGACATCGAGATGCGGTCGGCCGAGCGGCTCATCGGGACGATCGTCGGTGATCACCGCGAAGGTCTGGCCATCGCGGACATGGACCGTATCCGCATAATAGGCGTCGGCTTCTTTGCAGCAGGGCGCGATGACGTTATCGGGCTGCATCAGATTCTGGTACCAGTCATGGATTCCCGGATCGGTATTTTCCCATTGTCCGAGGTCGCGCGCCGGGGCAGCTGCGCAGGCCAGCAGTGCGATCGCCAGCAGGGTGCCCCTCAGATCCACTCGTTCTTCTCCAGCCAATCCACGGCCCAAACCAGGCCACCCACGATACCCACGACAGCTGCCAGCGTTCCGATCCAGGACAGCCAGGTCAGCGAATGCGGAATCATCCCGTCGCCCCGAAATCAATGCCGCCTGTTTCGGGAGGTTTGACGAAGCCGCGGTAATGACGCAGCTCGCGGACATCATCCTCGAGGTGGATGATGCGTCGGTTCTGGTCGGCCTGGTTGATCAGCACCTCGCCGATTTTCTTGATCTCGCTCTGGATGTCGCCGATGGATTCCTTGGTCTCGCGCTTGCTTTCGGCCACCTCTTCCTTCAGCGAGAAAACCGTGGAGCGTAACGCGCCTAGGGCATAGATGCCGCCGGCAAGGAAGATCGCGGTCTGGATAATGCCGCCGAGCCCGATCGAGGGGTCAAAGGTGATCATCGGGTCTGGATATCCTTTCCAGCAAAACAACGCTGCCCGGGGTTGGTCCGGGCAGCGGTCACATTCAGAAATGATAGGTGAAACCCATCTCGCCGCGATTTTCCGTGGTCGCGGTCTGGCCTGGCGCGATCGTGGTCGCGCCATATTGCGCATTATAGTAGACGGCATCGACCGTCCACTTGCTGTTCGGGATAAACAGATGCCCGGCAGCACCGGTGCAGTAGCCCTTCAGGAAAGTGCCGTTCTGGCAGGCACCGACCCGGATGGTCGGGACCGCATTGGCGAGGAAACCCGTGAGAGGCGCGATGTTGCTGAACATCGGCATCTGCGAAAGCGCGCCGCCGAACTCCATGCCTTCGAAGGCGAACAGCTTGTTGCCGAAACCGCCGCCCACGATGTCAGAGGATGGCTGCGCGACCGCGTAGGACACATCGGCAATGACGCCGAGCCAGTAGGTGCCGTTGAAAAACTGGTAGCCGCCGTTGATGCCCATATAAGTGCCGTCCGCGGACAGCGAGCCGAGATTAACGACATCGACGCCGGTACCGGAACCGGAGATCGAGCCGCCGAGGAAGAAGCCGGAACAGCCGTTGAGCGAGCATGGATTGGCGGGGGCGGCATAGACCGGGGCCTTGATGGGAAGGGTCTGCGCGGCGAGATCGGCGGCAAAAACCGGCGAGATCAGCGCTGCCGCGAGAATGACAGCCGAAAACAATCGAAGCCTCTTCATGGGGAATTCTCCGGGTTGAAAGACCAATTCACGCCACGAAAGAAACGCCAGCGATTGATTCGCGGAAAGCTGCAACGCGTTATGCATCGCACAATCCGGATGGTTGTGACTATTTTGCCACTACATTGTCCGGCAGCTTATCCGCCAGCGCGCGTTCGGCCGCGGACAGGATGATCTGCGGCTCCGGCGTCGATGCATCCCTGGGCTTTGAAGCCTTGCGCAGGATCGCCTCGCGGGTGGTATCGATTAGGGTCCACCCCATGCCGATCAGGATTGCCAGCGGGCCCGCGACGAGCTCCGCAGTCGTAACCCATCCGGCTTCCTTGTTGGCACCGAAGGCGATCAGGATTGCGCCCAGCGCCGGCAGAGCGAGCTGCAGCTGCGACTTGATCTGGTCAGTCGAAGGAATGAAACTCATGGCCGATTGTCTCCTATCCGTTATGTGACGAAGAAATGCAGTTTGGGTCCCAATGCCAAAAGAAATGCACGGCCAAGCCACCGGCCAGCATTCCCATCAGCCAGATCGACAGGGGCCACGACTGGCCCATATTGTAGATCCAGCGCGACAGCGTGTTCTGCGAAGTCGGAAAATCGAAAGCCCGCTTTTCGAAATAGGCAAAGAACACGATCGCCACCATTGATCCGACGATCCAGGGAGTGTTCATGCTGTGATATCCCTTTTTTGAAATCTCAATCAAAGCAGCGATGGAGGTGCAGCGGGCGCCGTGACAATGGCGATCGCGGCCTTGCGGGCCCTGCGCGCATTCTGGAAAGTCTTGGTCGCCTGCCCCAGAGCATCGTCGAAGGTGCGGATCGGAGCCGCGCCGAAGGTCGTGAGATCGACATAGCATTGACCGACTGCGCGTTTGAACGCCTCGTCGATCGCATCGAGCGCCAAGTCAGTCTCGTCGGGACGGTCCGCCATCATGTCATGCCGGTTGCCCGGGTCCGTCAATCGCTTCGGCTTCCTGCTCGATCTCGCTGTCGCGCCGCAACCAGTCCTTGCCGAACCATCTGAAGCCGGGGATCGCCTCATAAAAGCGGTCGCAGGCATTCTTGTAGTCGATGATGGCCTGCGAAGGATTGCCGGCCGCCTGCAGCGTGATCACAGCCTCTTCGGTGCCAGGACCCCACACCCCATCGGCAGAAATATGCAGCACGATCTGCAGTTCCTTGATCGCGCGGGTCCCGCCGCCATTGACCGACATGTTGAAAAATTCGAGGTTCATGCCGTCGGGCAGTTTCGGGCAATAGGGCAGCCAGTACCTGGTATAATAGATCGTGCGCTCTTGATCCTTGGTCATGTTGCGTACCGGCGTCAGCGGCAGTCCCCACTGCTGCAGGATGACGAAATATTCCTTTTGGGTGATGCCCTCGCCTGTCATTCCGCCGGGATCATGCGCATCGTTTGACCAGGCGCGGCCGGGCATCGGTCCAGAGGACCAAGCCACGCCTTCCTGGAGTTCGATGTCAGGCAGGCATTTGTCAAAATCCGGATCGGTGCCAGGCGCATAGGGCACGAAGCTGCGATCGTGCGCGGTCGGGATCGCCTTCATGACATCTTCTCCAATTTGGGGAGAAGGATGAATCCATCGGGCGGGATTCGGCAACGGCGAAAGGTAATTGGCGGTATTACGCGGTAAAGGGCGGTATTACGCGGGATTAGGTTTAGATCAGGACCCCGTCAGTGTGCGCTTGATCCGATACGCCGGCACCGCCTTGATCCTGGCCTTGCGCAGGTTAGCGCGTTTCCTGCGCTTGGGCGCCTTGGCCTGGCGGGGCGGATGGGCGGGCGCGGCGGTTGGAGCGTCGGTCACGGCTTCTCCCTCAGGTCAGGTAGATCATCGCCCACACCCAGCATCCGGCCAGCACTATGCCACCGAGATAGCCCCAATGCAGAAGGTCCATGCTCACCTCCCCATAATGGCGCGGTCAATACGCGACGGCGCCATGCTGCCCCAGGGCGTGACCAGGAATTCCGTGCCCTGCAGCTGTTTCTGGCGCTGCTCGCTGCGCTGTAGATATCCCGGATTAATGGCCTCCTGCAAGCGGTGCCAGATAATGGCGTCCGTGGCCTGGTGGGTCAACCATAGATTCATGAACGGGGTATTGTTCTTAACCATTTTTAAGGCCGTCGCCGCCCGTTCTTTCATGGCGGATGCCGAGAGCGTTCCCGGTGCCGAACTTTCGCCGGCATGCAGCAACTCGGCAAGGTCGTCGATCTGGCCAAATGTCGGGCCGAGCATATTGGCGGCAGCCGAAAGCCCATGGCGATCGAATTGACCGAGCAGAAAATCACCGACGATCGACCCCATACCCGAACGCTGCGCGCCCGCGGCGACGGCCGCAATCGGATGGTTGCGGATTTTAGCCAGCGGATCCTCACCCTTGATCAGGTCGCGCAGACCCTCTGCCAGCACGCCGAAGATTACGGCACCGACCGCCATCTCGGCGATCCCGCCGAAACGATCCAGCGCGCCATCGCCGATGGTGCCATAGATCTGCCGTTCCCAAGCGCGGGTGATGACGTCGGCGGGCCAAAGCTTAAACTGCCAGAACAGTTTTAGAGCGACATTCCATTTCGATCCCGGCGCGTAATGTTTGCCGAAAAGCATCGCCCGGATCCGCGCGCCCGGCGCGGGGATGCCGTAGCCGCTGCGGTCGGTATAGGCCGTCACCAGTTTGAGCGCCAGATTCTCGCGGGCCAACCCGATATCTTCCGGCGTATGCGTCAGCCCGGTCCCGGGCGGATGGGCTTCGTCGATATAACTGCGGACTTGATCGTCGTTCAATTTCATGGCGTCCGAAGGATAGAGCAGCGTGCGGCCGCCGATCTCGGTCCATTCGACACTGTTGAGCGCCTTCCACTCAGCCGGACCGATGCCGAACAGATGTAGGATGCGGCTTTCTTTGCGTCCCACTTCCTCGAAGGATTTACCTCGGTAGAGCCCAAGCTGCTGTGCAAACACAACCTCAAGATCGGCGCGCTGGCGATCGATCACCCGAGACACTCCCGTGAGATCCCAGAAACGCGCTTCATTGCGGGATATCCAGCCAGCTGGCGTATCGGCGGCATCGTAGGCCTGCAGGTTATGACCGAGCGCGTTTTCGGAAAGTGCCAGGGTCATGTCCAACATCTGGCGCCGTTCGCTGCCCTCGGCACCAACCCCGAAACCCCGGAATACCGAGGCGTAGCGCTTCTCCCAACTCACGCCCCAGTGCCGCGCCTCCAGCGGCTTGGAGATCAACGAAGCAAAATGGGTGGCAAAGATATTGCCGAGCTTCGATAGGCGCTGGAATGCCATCCAGTTGGCCAGCCGCTGCGCGCGGGCGCGGTTGACCGGTTTCTTCGAAGTGCCATCAACCTGCGCAAAACGGTTGTCGAGACCTTCAATCCAGTTTTTTAGATCCTCGAAGCGACCAGAGGTGGCCTTGATCCGCTCGCGCAACTCCGTCATTTCGGATTCGATCTTGGCCTTGGCGGCCGCATCCGCCGCTGGCGAACTCAGCGCGGTTTCCAGCGCATGCAGTTTCGAGGTCAGGGCGTCATCGGCGCGCTGTAGTTTGCCCAACTGCCATGCCTTGTCGCGCTCATAGGCTTCGCGCGGTTTGGTGCCGAATTCCGCCATCAGGGCCGCGCGGCGCGCGTTGGTGACGAAGGCTGCCACCACGGTTTCGGTCGGATTGGCGGCGCCGTATTTTTCGTTATATTCGCGCCAGGACTTGCCGTCCTTGAAATGCAGTTCGCGGCTGGCTGATGCCCGCTTGGCGATATTGGGATACAGCGGCTCGTCGCGCGGCTGGCCGTAATCGAAATGGTCGCCGGACTTCATCGAATTCCACATATGAAATAGCGCTTCGCGGGCGGCGGCGGGATCGCGGGTGCCGAAGGTGCGCTTCAAGTCCAAGAGCGGGAGGGTATCGTTGATCCATTTCTCCGGACCTGCGACGCGGATCAGATCGGGATCGTGGCTGGTTCGGGTGACATACCCCGTATAGCTGCGGATCCACGCGCCAAGCCGGTTCAAGGTCGACATCGAATTCTTCTGCCACTTCTGGATCGTCTTGGCGATGGCGAGGGCCTGGGCATCCTTGGTGATGCCGGGCTTGCCTTCCGCACCGCGCGACAACTGAAACAGTTCATCGACCCAGTTGGCCTCGAGCTGGCGGCTGGCGAACAACTTCATCATGCCGGTGCGCCTGAGGTCGTCGGCGAAGCCGCCTAACCAGAGATTATGATAACCATTATAGCGCGAGTCGACCGAATCCCGGCTCCGCCAGAACGGCAGATTAACCCCGGAAATCTTGGCTTCCATCGCGAGCCGCGGCGCTGTCTCGACGTGTCTCGGCGACAGTTCGGAGATTTCCTTTTCGGCCTTGTCGTAGTCACGATGCCGGCTTGATTCCAGCCGCATATCCATGATGGCGCCGCGGCGCGCCTTGGCATAGTCGGCGGCAGCCTGCGCCAGGAATTCATCGCGGGCACGGTCATAAGCATCGTCGCGGCGCATGCCATCATATTCATAACCCTCGGCGCGGTTGAAAATCTCGTCGAGCGCATCCTGGACGTCCTCGCGCTTGACGCCGGTCTTGCCGGCGATGTCGTCAAAACAATCCTTGCGGGTGCGGCGCGGCATCAGATCACGGGAATTAAAACGATGGGAATCTCCCGAAACCGTGGAACAACACCGTCAACAAAACCAATCACGGATCCTCCCACCATGGCGGATTCCCTCACGGGAAATTCATCGGGAATTTCAGCCAGCGCCGCATGGAACATTTTAGTCAAACCATCCTTTTCCTCTATCTGAAGAGATGCGAAAAGTTCCTTCAGGTAGGCTTTCGATGGGGGGTTCGTCGGGATTCTGTCCTGCCTTCGGATCATCTCCAACGCATCCTGATCGGCCAAGAACACGGCATCCTTGAGATCCGGCAGGTAGAGCATTGCCTGGGACATCGCCCTCCCTACATCGATCTCGAAGCCACTTCCATTCGGATCAAGAGGGTCATCTATGCTCTCAAGCACGTTCACATCAAAACGTGAATCTGATGCCGATCGAGTCTGATCCGTTAGATTTAGCTTCATGGTGCATTTCTCCATCGATATCGTCGAAACAGTCCTTGCGGGATTTACGGGGCATCAGTCAACAACGACCTGCGTCATACGTATTAGATCGTTATATAGCGACCAAACTAAAAAACCCCGCATGCGTGCCATCCTCCAATCACGGACGTGTTGATCCTGTTGCTGCATCATCCGATCGCTCCCGCCAGGCACGCCGCACCCTGCTGGATCACCTGTGCCCTGGTCTCGGCATCCAGCTTCAGTTTGTCCATGACGTCGTTCACCAAGGCGCGTTCTTCCTCGGTCAAGGTCGGTTCGAGCTTGCGCCAGACTTCTTCGGCGTCGGCGGCGGCTTTTTCAAGGGCCGAGAGAGATTTTATGGGGGACAATGTCGAATCCGGTTCCGGCAGTTTCTCGGCCGCCTCGGATTCGGCCAGCGTCTCGGGATCGTCATAATCCGGCTTGACGCTGGCGAGTTCGCGCCAGCGCGGGTCGGCAGCGGCCTGCGCCGGCGTGGATTTCAGTTTGGCTGGTTGCGGCGCTCGATCGCCTGGGCCAGCTGCTCGTGCCCCGTTGCCAGGGTTTCCGCCTTGTCCGGGCTCGGGCCTCCCGGCTGGCCTGCCTTGGCCCGCAAGATCTGCGCCATCTGGCGATGCTGGGCGCTGGTCAGCAGGAACGTCCCATCCCTCGATGTGGCCGAGTTCGGGGTCGCCGGCTCGGGCGTCGTTGACGGCATTATACCTCTCCTCGTCTTCCATGATCGCACGTTCATAGGCGGCAAGCACGTCATACTCGCCTTCGTTCTGGATGATGTCGACCACGCGCCTTTCCAGATCGGCATCGATCTCGATGCCTTTCTGGCCGGTGGTGGCTTCGAGTTCGTCGTGCAGGGCCGAAACAATATGGCCCTCTTCCTCTTCGAGCGAGATCGCCCGGTCGTGCTGGGCGCGGTCGAGCCGGTAGATCTTGCGGCCGCGGCTTTCCTCGTCGATCCGGTCCAGGAGATCGCGCGGGGTCAATGAAGCCTCGCCGCCGGTGATATCGGCATTGTCGAACAAATAATGACCGTCCTTGGCGGAGCGCAGCGCCTCGTCGAGCGGCATGCCGGCCTTCCTCAATAGTGGCCCGAAGCCGCCGATCATCGGACCACGCTTGCCGCCGAAGATCGCTTCCAGTTCCGGATCGGGTTTGAGACCGCCTTTGGACGCCAGATACTCGAACAGCGACCAGGACTGCGGATCGGCGGCGGCGCGGCCGCGCAGGGATTCGGTTTTGGCTATGGTCTTGGCGTTGCGCTCGTCGGCATAATCCTGGATCTCGCGGTCGGTCGCCAGCAGCCGGTCCATCACGCCCTTGATCTCGGGGGGAATTTGCTGGCCGGACCGCGAGAGGGCCTGGTAGATTTCCGTGAGCCAGCGCTTGAAGGCGTCGAAGGCGGCTTTCAGGGCCGAGGAGGGTGCCTCTCCGGACCTAAGATATTGTTCGAAACCGTCGGCCCATTTCTCATGTTCCGGCGTGCCTATCTCGCTGGCGTCCTTGACGCCGAGCCATTTCAAAACCGTATCGCGATCGGATTTCAGTTGATCGGAGGCTTCCGGATGGCTGGCATCGCGCATCAGTTCATCGAGCCATAGATGACCGGATTCATGCATGAAGGTGGAAGCATCGCGGGTATGAAACAGATCGATGATGGCGCGGTTGTCGGAGAGCGTAATGCGGCCGCGGGGATTTTCCCCGCCCTGGAACAGGGGGAAGCCCTGCTCGATTGCGGCATTGCGGAGTTCCGGGGTGATATCGACGGCGTGGACCTTTGCCGCAGGTGACGATGCGATATTGCCGGTCGTCTCCCAGCCCGTCACGTTGCGCGGATCTCCGGTCGGGACTTCTCCCTCTTCCACCTTCGCCCCGAACTTCTTTACCAGCTTGTTCACGGTCGCCGGCAGTATCTTGTCGTAGAAGCCGTGCATGCCTTCGCCGCCGACTTTGAGATCGAGACCTTCGAGTTTACGCTGACGCACGCCGAAGCCCGCGGAACGCGCTTCCTTCGGTTCGACGCTCATGATCTTGTCGGCGGCTTCCTTGCCGATCAGATCCGGAATCTCTTTCGGGTCATAAACGTATTTAGACAATACTTCGCGGCCGCTGTGGTCGTAGGCGTGTAGCATTCCGCCTGAGAAAGGACCGTCCATTTCCGGTCGACCGATTCCGCCGCTTGAATTGTCCTCAAGAGTCACCCGACTGATCTGTTTGCTCAGATCATACCGCTCCGCATTGGTCGCTCCAGTGTCCCAGCTGATACGATCATAGCCGTTCTCGGCGGCATAACGGATCATCCGTTTCATCGAGAGTTCGGGCCATGTGGTCTTGAAGGGGGCGTCGGGGACACCAGATTTACCGCGCTCTAAAGCCTCATTTAAAGCTCTAGCTGTTTCAATACTTTTATCGTAAGCAGCGGCGCGTTCCTTACTATCATTTACATATTCTTGAGCGCGTCTAAGCTCATGCCTATCAATGCCAGTATCGGTCCATTGCCTTAAATTTTCAGCTTTACCGCCAGTTGCTTCTTTCCAAGCTTTTTCAGTTGCGGAGCTAACAGCCATTCTAGCTTCGCTATCAGCCTTAACTAGCCTCATTATTTCTTCTTCACTAGCTTCAGCTTGAGGGTTTTTATACCCCTTATCCCTCCCCTTCTGATGCCAGTCGCTTTGCACTTCAGCGACGTGCAAAGTTTTCTTGCCGTCGCTGATGCGATCGTCGAAACGGATGTGGGCGAGAACGTTTGGTTCTTCCCAGTGAGCACCCTTGAAATCCTCACCTTTTTTGCTGGCTGGAAGGCGATCCCAGGTCTCACGGATCATGCGCTCGTGAAGCGCCTCGCGTTCCGCCTCCAACCTTTGGAGAATGATCACCTCGCCGGCATGGGTGGCGTTCTCCGTGAGACCAGCGGCGCGCATCCTCTGGCGGGCAGCGTCTATTTTCAGGTTCAATTCCTGCCATGCCGGGACGTGATCAATCTCGGCTTGCCGGTCCGGAACGGTCGTGTCGAACTTCGGTTTCTCCGGCAGCGTCAGCAGCAGCTCGCGATAATTCTCGCCGCCAGGGAGGGTGTAGGAGGAGTATTTCGGGCCACCCTCGCCACCTGCATAATTACGGAATGGATTGAGCAATTCGTCAGGGACGCCGAGGCCCTCAAGGTAAGCGGCCGTATCCCGGCCGTTCGCGCGACCTTCCTCAAGATCTCCAATCGCCATCTGAACCTGTTCGAGATCCGCGGGGTTCGACCGATCGGCCCAGTCCAGAACGGCATCTGATTGTGCTATCGTTGGCTTTGGACCACCGGGACCCTTCGCAACTTCCTTCACCTCAATCTGATTGGCTCGGATATAATCCTGGATCTGGGCCTTAGTGACCGGACCTTTCTGTTCATGGAGCCAGTCTTCAAGCCCGAGATATTTCATCTCTTCGGGTTTGACGCCGGGCATGTTCTTCAGGCTTGCCGCCCATTGTTCGGGCGAGGCTTTGTCCTGCTTGAAATTATCGACGGTGCGGCCGACGGCGGAATAGAAAGTTGGCGCGGTCGGGCGGGACTGGAAGAACGATTTCTGGTCTTTCTCGTCGCCAAACAATCCCTCATCCGCCGGCTTCTGCGCTACTTTGGGCTTCAAGGCTTCGTTGGCGCGGCGCTGGGCCAGTTCGGCGTCGGAGATTCGCTCGGTCTGCGGCAGGGAAGCCTGACCTTGCGCTTCACGTTCGGCAAAGAGATCGGGGCCGGGAGGGCGGCGCTGGTTGAGCACGCGGCCGGCCTCTCCGGAAGGCTCGCCGGTCCTGACGTCAATTCCCTCTCCGGCATACAGATCCATCGCCGTGGCGCCGGTGCCCAATCGATCCGCTCGCGTCGCGTACCGTGCGGCGGCCACGCCGGCATTGTGGTGGGCTTCCTCGGGGGACAAACCCGCAGCCACCAGCTTGCCATAGACATCCCGGAACACGGCCTCGCGGGCCATGATGGGAACCTGGCGCTCGATCTCGGCATCGGGAGCATTGCGCGCGGCTTCCCCGGCCCGGTTAAACGGATCCATCGTCTCGGCGATCCTCGGATCGTGGTCGGCGGCGATATTGAGCATTTCGGCGGCTTGGACCGGTTCGCCGTGAATAACGCCGGCCATGGCGGCATGGAGAGCGTCCTCGCGGGCGGCGGGCGGCAGATCAGCGATGACCTCGCCGGGGTGGAGGGGAAGGGTCGCGGCCTGATCCACGGTGGGATTTTTCCGATGGAATTCGGCGCGTTCCGCGATTTTGCCCCTGGTAAGCGTAGACATCAGCCCGTCATCGCCCACCTCAAATCCTTGCGCCCGCAGGAAAGCAACTTCACTCGGAACGAGCTGCGGCCGCGCCTGCACCCGATTGGTCCAATCGGTATTTTGAAGTTCGGCGGCGATATCGTGAAATTGCTTTGCCTGCTCTGGCGTCGTTGAAAGCAATTGTTTTTTTCGATCCAGCGCGCCATGATTTAGGGGAAGGGTCGCGGCGTCGATCTGAGGTTGAGCGTACGGCGCTGGTGACACTGGAGCGGGCTCAGCCGGTGAAGTTGTCGGCGCCTCAGGCGTGATGCCTGGAACTTCCTCCGCAGACGGCGCCGTAGTGGCCGCAGGAGCCTGCGAAGGCGCTGGGCTAGCCCGGCGCAAGGCCTCAGGTCCGGCGCTGGCTGGGAGTTTACCCTCGCGCCAGAGTTCGTAATTTCCCTTCAGCCCCAGCGCCCGGTTCAATTGCTCGTCGGGCTGGCTGCGGAACGCATCACGGATGGCGTTGTCTGTCGGCGAACCTTCGAGGGGCAGATTCCTCTTATAGCGATCACGGATATCCCTGTAGGTCGCTGGCAGCGCATGAAACGCCGCGCCCATGCCGGCGCCCATCGCGATGTTCTCCATCGCCTGCGCCATGGTGTAATCCTGGCCGTCCTGGGTGTGCAGCCACCAGTCGAACGGCTGCAGCGCCGTGGTGCCGACCGCACCCTGGGCGGCGCCGCGGCCGGCTTGGAGCGCGCTACGGGCGGCGATGGAGTCGCCGGCGGAGGCCAGTATCTTGCCCCAGCGGGCCTCGCCGATCACCGGAATCATGAAGGCGGCATCGTTGATCGGGTCCAGCATGCCGACGCCGAGCGAGGTCACCAGGCCGAGCGCGCCGGGGAATAATCCGGACGGTCCGCGCTCGATCGCGGCGTCGCGGTCGCGCTTGGCGTGTGCGGCATCGATCCGCATCTGCAGTACGGGAAGCTTGTGGGAGGGCGCATCGCCGAGCGGAACATCGGATTCGCTGAGGCTTTCCTGCTTCAGAAGAGCTTTCGCATCGGACTGGCTGATGTCCGGGATTGAGGCCTTCTGGCTGTCGATGACGGATTGCTGGGTCTCCAGCGGCACACCGCTGTAGACATCGGCCTCGCCATATTGCCCGACGGCTTGGTCTTCGCCGCCGGCATGGGCCTCGCGGGCGGACCTAATCAGCCGCATGGTCGGGTTGTCGAGGAAACCGCCCAGCGCCTGGGCGCCGATACTGCCGGCCAGCGAAGTATGGGCATCGCTGGCTTTGGGTGCCGGAGATTCGGTTTCGTCGGGGGTGGTGAAGGTGTCGGTCATCCCTTGATCGTTTCTGCCGTGCCAGGTTCCCATCTAATCTGGGTGATAATCCACGCCCTCATCTTCTCGAAACGGTGTTCGGGTGTCTCGCGGTCGAACCATTCGTCGTTGGTGTAGACGACCTCGCGCGCCAACTTATCGGAAATGCCGAACAGGTGAGCAACCGTTTCGGCATCTTCCGGATCGATATTCGCCATGTCGATTTTACGGGCCTTTCCTAACGCCCCGATGGCGCAGACCGCGCCGTTGGCGGTTTCCAATTCGCCGGCAATCAATTTTTTCTCGGGCAACGCGTCCATAGCAGCAAGCATCTCGCGCAGAAATGTTTGACCGCGCTTGCCCCTGATCGCGCTAGCGACCGCACCTCGATAGAGATTTGCTTGACCCTCATCCCAATCGTAATCTTCACAATATCCGGATCTGCTCATGGCATCTGCTCACTTCCTTGCAATGCTCTGGTTGCTTCCGTGGCCTTGGCTTCTTTCGTGCCGCCCATCTGCGCCAGCTGCGCCCAGGTCAGCAGGATCGGGCGCCCATCAGCCCCTGAAACAAAGCCGTTATGATAGGCCAGATTCAATCCGTCATTGCGCGGCGACGTGACGAAGATGCCGTCGCGAGAGAAGTTGGATCTGGAATCGGCCTCGTTGTCGGAGAGACCGAGATCGTTGGTCTGGAGCGTGATGTTGCCGAAGGGATTGGCAGCGCGCGCCTGTTGATAGGCACCGGTGTCGCGTTCCATGTATTTGTGCATCGCGTCGTAGCGCGCGTCGGCTTCTTCGGCACTGGCGTAAGAGGGGAAGCTATCCCAGCCGGTACGCCGGACGTTGTCCATCGCGGTTTTGTTGGGGATGTCAAACACCTTGCCGTCTTCCGGTCGGGTCCATTTCTCGGTTTCGATCTTGCCGTTCCAGACCGTCGGCACATTGTAGAACTTGCCGTCGTGTTCCTGGACCGATTGATAGAGGCTCGAGCGCGAACCGTCCGGATTGTCGACACCCCCGGCACCTCTCAAATTTGTCAGGTGGCGCTGATAAAGCGCTTGTTCCTGCGGATTGAGGTTGAGATCAGCTTTTGCTTGCGGCAGGTTGTTCTGGAAGTCGACGCCACGCAACATTGATTGCCGCGCCTCATAGGCGCCGCGCTGGATCGTCGCCGGATCGATCGCCGGATCCTTTGGAATCCGGTAGGTATCGGCGAACGTATAGCGATTGCCGATCAGGTCGTTGAAGGCTTTCTGCGCGGCTTCCTTTTCGCCCATGCCGTCCTTGCCGACATAGAGCGAGGCCAGTTCGGTTGCGAGGTTGAAATAGCCGTTATAGTCGCGGTCGCGCTGGATGCCGACCATGGAGGATTTGAATGGTGCGAGTTCGGTATTGAGCGCGGTCTGCAGGTTGCGGGCGGTGACTTCGTTCTGTTCTTTAAGGATTTTCGAGGGCTGTTTTGCTTCTTCTTTCGGGAGTGTCAACAGCCTGCGGATCGCTTCCGGATCGGTGCCGGCCGCCGCGGCCTTGACCAGCGGCAGCGATCCTGGCGGGGCCAGTTTCGGCGCAACTTCAGGCCAGGCTTCGCCCCAGAGCTGCTGCTGCTGCTTGATCATATCGATGACGCCGACCCGGTCCTTGGGGTCTTCCGACGTCGCCGCGGTCGTGATCTTGTCGCGGATCGGCTTGGCATAGCTTTCCGGAACCACGCTGCGGGCTTCCTTCGGGATACCCAAGCGATCTTCTTCGGCCAGGATCTTGCTGGCGTAGATCTGCGCGTAGGCGGTCTTCATCGCGGGCGGGGTCTTGGGATCGGAGGTCAGTTCGACCAGTTGTGCGAAACTGGTCTTTCCCACTTCGGTCTTGGCCGTGACATAGGCCGCGGGATCGTCCTTCTTGGCTTCGTCATTGGCTGCGATTGCCTTTTCCAGGATGGATCTTCGCTTGACCTGGTCGATGTAATCTTCCGCGCCCGGTTTGGGCACATATTGCGCCCGCAGTGCCGTGATCTCGTTTGGCGTCATCGAGGCCGTGGCCCTGATGTCGCCGCCGAGCTGCACCGTCGACAGATATTCCTGGTATTCTTTATCGCCGTCCTGCGCGCCGTAGGTGCCGATGAATTCTTCCCGTGCGATCGGCTTGGTCACCGCACCCGTATCCAGCGCCTCGGCCTTGGTGTTCTGGACCCGCACCTTGAAGGCGGCATCGTCCTGCGCCAGCGTCAGGCGCTGGGCGGCAAACACCTGACCGACCCTGGAGAGCGCTGCGTTCTGTTTCTGCGGATTGGCGGTCATGTCGGGATCGTCGAGGATCGCCAGCTTCAGTTCGCCCTCGCGATGCGACAGCGCGGCGCCGTTACCGGCCTCGCCGGTCGCCAAAGATGCACCGTCGAATTTTTGTTGCCACATCGAGGTGAACGCGCGTGCCGGCGCATTCGGATCGCCGCCGTTCTGGCGAATAGCCTCATCGCCGACCAGATCGCCGGCCCGCGTATTGGGTTGGCTCAGGAGCTTGGAGGCTCCGTTGGCGCCTTGCTGATGGGCCAGATAGAGTTCGGCATCATCTGGGGCATGTCCAAGGTTCTTGGCGAGCACCGGGGCGTTCTTGGCCGACAGTGCGGCGATGCCGCGGACGGACTGTTCGGGATCGCTCCGGTTGGTAATTCCAACGCCAGCCGCAGTCTCAGCATCAAATGATCCAAGTCCGACATGGCTGGTACCCTTTCCTGAATCCGGATTGCCGCTGCTTTCCAGTTGCACGGTGCGCGCGACGCCGTTGGCCGACATCCCGCCGGGATTGGCCGCGGCGGCGGCGGCATAGGACGGATTGCCGGCATTGGCATAGGGTCGCGCGCTCGATGCGGCGATGCGCCGGTCGGCGTCGCTGATGCCGTCCTGCTGGTCGACGCGGCCGCGCAGCCGTTCGGCCAGTTGCGGATAATCGGCGCCGGCGATGTCGCGGTTCTTGTCGAGGATGCGCTGTGCTGCGGCGGGATCCGTGACTTCTTTGGTTGCGATCTCGGCCTTGAGCAGGTCCTGCTTGGCCTGCGCCACGGTCTGGCTCACGATGGTGGGATCATCGCCGTATTTGAGCTGCGCGTTGCGCACGCGATAGTCGATGTAATCCTTGGCGTGGTTGATCTTTTCCGGAGCGTTGTCGAGGTTGGCGACATAGCCGTCGAGCGAATGCTTGGCGCTGTCGTCGTTGACGCCGGCGACCCAGGTCTTGTACTGGGTCTCGGCATGCTGGCCGATGCGCTGCTCGGCATCGGAATATAAACGTCTGGTCTGGGCGTCGTATTCGAGCTGGGCCTGCGGCGAGGCAAGATTATTGCGCTCCTGTTCGCGCAGGTCCTTCAGCTGCTTGAGGACGCTTTCGCGCTGGTAGGCGGCGGCCGAGCCCTGCAGACCAAAGTAGCCGGTATCCGGCATCGGCTTGCCGTCGGGGCCCTTGACGGGGGAACCATCGGGTCCGGTCGCGGGTTTCGACGGATCGCCATAGAGCAACTTGTTCCGGGCATCGGTGAAATTATTGGTGGAATAGTCGGCGTTGACCTTCTCCTTGAACTGGGCGATGTCGAACAGCTGCGCCCCGGCCTGGCTGATACCAGCGCCGGCTTTCTCTTCGCCTTGCGCGATCGCCCCGCCGAACGAGGAGGGATTGGCCTGGATATGTTGCAGATCGTCCGGGACTTTCGTGTCCGGAGCTACGGAAGGCAGTAGTGCGGAAGAGGCGTCAGCCATTTAGGTTTGCCTCAAGAAATCGGATTGCCGGAATTGTAATTTGATACTGCAGGCGAGGTGATCGGATTACTTCCCGAGAATGGATTGGATCCGCCGGCCGTCTGCCATTTGAATCCCAGCGCCGAGGCCGAAGACAGAAGACCGCCGGCTGCGCCAATATCGGCTCCAACAGGGGCCTCTTCTGCGGTCAGTTGCTCAAGGCCTGCGGTTGCCTCATCCGACACCGCTGCAGTTCGATAGCCATAGGCCTGCAGGTCGGCATTGCTGAGCACGGTTTCGGTATCGAGCTGCGAGGCTTCCTTCTGGCCACTCTGGACCGCGACCGTCGATCCGGTATTGACATCGACCCCGGAGGCGGCCTGGCCTGCCTTGAGTTTGCCGGCCGTAGAGGCGCCTTTGAGCGCGGTCGCCGTGGCCTGGGCCTCGCCGGCTTCCTCGGCATAGGTGGCGTTCTGGCCTTCGATGGTGGCGTTGTTGCGGGCGACCTGGGCTTGATAATTCGCCGCATTGGCCGTGGCCTGGCCGCCGGTAATGGCACCGACGGCGGAGGTGAGACCTCCCGCGACGCCTGCGATCAGTCCTGCGGTCGCAAAGCACATCAGGCCGCCTCTTCCCTGTGATTCGCCGCATGATAGCCCAGCGCGATATAATAGCCAGCGCCGACCGGATGACGCAGGTCCGGACAGGATTCGATATAGGATTTGAGATAAGCGCGGGAGATGCGGGAACAGGCCGCGGCGCCCGGGCCGTCATCTTCGACGTGGAACCCCAGAAACACCGCCAGCCGCAGCGCGGCCTCGTCACCCCCCAAAACCGTGGTCGCAAGCTCGATCCTTGTGGCCATGATCTCGCGGAGCTGCCTCTGCGCCAGCCGGACGATGGTGGTCGGATATTTGATCGCAGCTTGCGTCAGCGCCAGCCAGACGAATCCGGTCGCCGACATCAGTCCGCCGGTGACCCCGCCCAATCCCGCCAGCGAACCGTCGATCGTCAGCGCCCGGCGCAACGAGGACTGCTCGAATACGGCGCGCAGTTCGCGATGGGCATCCTGGCCGACACGATCTGCGGCGATCGCATGCTCGGCGCGGAGCCGGCGCACCATCATTCCGCAATGGAAGGGACGGGCAGGGACGATGCGGAAATCAGGCATTGGCGCGGCCCTGTTCCAGCAGCGCGAAAATATCCGGCGGCGGCGCGTCCTCGGAGGTCTCGATACCGGCGATGCGATCGACCCAATTGATCGGTCCGGCGCGCGGTTTGCGCGCGTCCAGGACAGAGCGATCAATGGTGAGGGTTTCGGGCATCAGTACCCTCTGCCCGGCACATAGAGGGCGCGTGGCTTGCCTTCGCCTTTCTTGACGCGCAGATATTTGTCGGTTTCGCAGAGGATGTTCGGCACATCCGAGAAATCCATCGCGACGGCGGTTTCGGATTCCACGATCTCATAGATCGCCCGCATTTCCTTCAGCGCTTGTTCCTGCGAGAGAGCAAAGTTGAGGCCACGGCCGTGCAGCCGATTTAGGCCCCGCAAAGTCCCGGGCCCAGCCGCCGCCCAGGTCAAGGCATCGCCAGCATGCTGCAGCAGGTGTGTAAAGCGCATGTCGACGACGGCCTGATAGGCCATGAACTGGCCCCAGCCGTTCGAACGCATGATCAATTCGTGGGTCCGGCGCAGCGTAGGGACGCCAGCGAGGTGCTTTTCGAAGATATCGCGACGTTTCCAGAGATCGCCGATCACGGTTTCGGAGATATAGGCCTGCTTGTCAGCGCCTTTAGTCGACGGTGCTGAGATCATGTACGCGCCGGTATAGACCTTCTGGCCCATAAGCTTTCGCTTATTGAGGACCATCGTCATTTCGGTTGGCTGGAAATTTTCCTGATCCGGCCACGCACCGTCGCTGATCAATTGCGCCAGCGTATCGGGCCAGTTGATCTGCCGCCCGATGCAGAGCATCAGCCAGAGCATCGGATCGTCGTGATATGGCCCACGGATATTTTCTCGAATCCAGATCGTGCCGCGGTCGTTCTCGCGTCGCACATTGCAGAAGCGATAGGTTGCAAAAATGGGATCGAGCGTCCACGGCTGAGCGTCGCGATGGACCTCCTTGCGCAACCTGATTTGCTCGCGTTCGCGGACCCAATTCCACAATGGCTGATAATTCGGGATGCTCACGCCTCAACCTCCGCTATGCTGGTTTCGTCGAGGGGGGGTGCGTGGCGGGGAATATCAGCCATCCAAGCCGTCCTCGAAATCGTTGAGTTCCTGGTCAAGATCGCTTCTGGTCCTGATCGCCGTCAGGATCAAGGCGACGGCGGCCAGCGTTGAGAGCATGATGGAATGCCACATTTTAGAATCTACCTGCTCTCTTCGGAGGTCTCGATGTTGCAAGCGCGTGCGGCGTAGCGCCAGTCTTCAATAAGGACTGGCTTCGTCAGGGTGAACCAGCTCCGGTCCGGCGTCCGAAGGCCTTCGGCCAAGAGTCCGAGAAATGGATTCGGCGCGCTCATATCCCGCTTCCAGGCCTCGTTCCACGAGATGCCACCCTTGATCTCGAAGCGATGAACCTGCCATTCGGGATAGGTTTTGCCGTGTTTCCGCTTGACGGGTTCGATACACTTTCGGTGCCAGTAGGTATTGCTATAGAGAGAGGCCGGCAAATACCAATGATACTTGCGCGGAACCAGCGCGCTCGTAATCGAGACGCCGAGTGCGCGGGCGGCGGTCTGGAGGCGCCTCACACGGAAGAAGCGGGTCATGCGCGCAAATCCATCCGGTTGTGAACCAACAGCGGCGGATTGACTATCTTATCGATCATCTCGGAACGGGCCTGCGGCAGCATCACCATATCCCCTGATCTAGTATTTCGGCCATAGGAGATTGACCCATGGCCATCGAAGTCCGCGAAACCACGCTAGCCACGGATGGCGACGCGACCACTGTGCAGCTTCATATTGCCGACGCGCCAGTATCCGATGAAACCGCCGCATTTCGTCTAAATCTCGTTGTGCGACTGCCGCGCTACAAAGCGCCACTTGTTTTCCAAGTGCAGCGCGAGGCGATCCTTCGGGCGCGTGATGCCCTTGAGAAGATCGCAGTGATGCACCAATATTCAAAACCATGGTCAGCGATGGTTCCTCAATTTTTCCCGTCGATACAATCGAGCATGAAGGGAAGCTATGGCTTGTCTTACGATGGCTACTCCCTCAATCCAAAGAATGGAGAGAGCCAGAGAGACTAA